TCTTGTTCTGCATATTCTTTATGATCCTTTAATTTTTCTTTTAAGTTTATATAGTCTTCTTCGTCTTTTAATAACCAATTTCTAATCCATTTTCTCATATTATTCTTTCTCCTTTAAATTAATATGTTCTTTAATTTTATCTAATTGCTCGTCGGTAAATATATCAACCCCATGGGACTTAAGGATTGATTCTATAATGTAGATAGATTCTGTATATTCAAATTCAAAGTTCTTATTTAATGTTAAAGTAGTATAGGTTTGTCCGGTCATTTTGCTTTTACATACTTCAGTTTTTTCTAATTCACAGCTGTAATACGTAATCTCTAAGCTCATGATTATTTCTCCTTATGGTATGGGTTATTACAATTCTCTTTATGGATAACTTGAAGTCCTCGACGACTAGGGGGCTGAACGAATATATATTCACATCTATCTATTTTAACTACCTTATAACTCACTTCAGTTGAGTAATTTTTGTTATTAATCCTTATTGATCCATGACTCCCTGTACAACCTATCATAATTAAAGACAATAAAACTATTAATATTTTCATATTTTTCCCTTAGAATATTTTAGAGTAATCGATATTTCTCATTAGGTGGTAAGAATTTAATGCGTTTAAGAACAGTTCCTTTTGTGTAGATTTTCTCCACTTACTATGAAGCTTATTGTCTCCTTCAACCCACTGAAAAAACTCTACATGACCTGTTTCTCTATCGATATAGACGTTTATGAGTATAGCATTATCGAATTCTTTTCTAGCTAAAGCATATGCACAGAGCTGTTGTCCGTTCTCAGTAAAAACATAATCACTTTTATTCTTCTTATCAAGGCGGTCTTTTGTCTTAAAGTCTAGGTAAATTGGTGAGCTACCTCCAGAATTAATAATGCAATCTACAGTCCCAGCATAACCTAATTCTCTATTTACTAAAGGGATTTCGGTCTCAAGTCTGCCAATAGAAAATTTAGCACCATAGTTCTCGTATAAGTAGTTTTCGATTTCATAGTAAGCTAGATAAGCTATATCGTAAAGATGGCGGTGGGGAAATGGTTCAACTTCTTGCTCTATAATTAATAATTGTAAATACTTATGGATAATAGTACCAGCTTCAGCAGCTTTATCCCTAGCATCATTACTATCAACTTCTAATCTCTTCATAAAAGCTATATCGTCTTCTCCTTCTAATCTATCTGTAGTTAATGCAGCCAATATTCCTTGTTCTTTAATCCATTGTACTAGACTTGGCTTATTCCATACTGATAGGATGTCAGATACTCTAGGATACAGCATACCGCCTATACTAGGGTCTTTAATTCTTCTAGCAATTTCAGTAGTGTTAACGCTTTTCATCTTATCGCCCTTAGCTGTAGGGACTTCGTAGACTAGTTCGCCGTATGAATTGTATAAAGCCATATCTACTCTCCTTTTTTGTTTTGTAAAGTTACAGATCCGCTATAGTCTTCGAATCCGTGCATGTCTCAATTGTTGGATGTCTCTCCAATAGGCCAATTTTTATCGGCAAACACTACTTGCCCCATCTTTCTTGATGAGAATAGTACAATTAAGCCTGTGTCCTTTACCTTCATTAATTTAGGATAGTCTTGTTCTTTAGCCATCGCGTCATTCGGTAGTGTTGATATTACAGCCATTATTTTTTCTCCTTAAAAACATTACTAGAAACACAAAGCCATTCACCTTCTTTGTAATTAGCGCTAGAACTAGACACTAGCCAATAAACCAACCCATTGCTTCCTAACCCATGGATCTCTCCATCTTCACTAGCGGTAATTTGAATTATTTTAATCTCTTCCATCTTCAATCTCCTTCTTTTCTTTTTCTATTAAATATCTTCTAACATCCAAGACAAGGCAATCATCGTCGTGCCAGTACTTTTCAACTGTCCCACAATAATTGCAGGCAGCGCTACCATTATGATCTACAACTAAGTGTTTATCCCAAATAGCTGCGGCCATCTTGATTTTGAGCTTATCAACCTTCATCTTCAATCTCCTTTTTCTCTTTTTCAAACTCCAATAGTTATTAAATATTCTTTAACATCTGGTATAATACAATCAACTTTGTGAGGTTGAAAGTGAGTGCTGTTACCGCAATGGATACATGTGTTCCCACCAACATCAACTTCGATTGTTTTGTGGTTATCCCAAAGAACTATTGCCATTTGAATTTTTAATTTATCATACTCCATCTTCAATCTCCTTCTTTTCTTTTTCAAACTCACTAATCTCAAATTGTAGATCCTTAATTACAAACTTACTTAATTCTCTGTATCTACTACAATATACATCGTACTCTGTTGATAAAACCTTTAGCTCGTGGGCAATTACTTCATATACATGCTCATCAGATTCTATTGGATTAAGAAGATTTTGAATATGACGTACTGTTTCAATTGCAAACCCTGTCTTATACATACTACGCTCTTCTTTTTCGAGAGCTTCCCAGTCAGTCTTAGTTGCTCGTGAATTAGCGCGTTGTTGCTTAATTCCCATTATAATCACCTGTAATCTCTAGATCTACACGGTTAAGGGTTTCTGGTTCTCCATAATTATATTGTAATTCATTGCCCCAAATAGTCACGTAAACCCTGTAATAAGTATTTTTTTGTTTTAAATCTTTTACATGGTACCAAACTTTTCCCCCGTGGTTACACCAACTACCATACTGGTATCCTTCATATCTTATAATTTTCCAGCTTCTTCCCGCTATAGATTCAGGGACTTTAGCTCTTATTTCGTCTACACGTGTCCCAGTACCTATAATACTGTATCCTAGAAATATGATTATTGCTAATCCAGCTATCTCTTTCATTATTCTTCTCCATAAGTTATTAATTCTCTATGATCTTTTATATCAAATGCATCAAAAATATCAGGGCATGAAGCGTGGAGCTTTTCCCCTTCAGTCCAGAAGACTATAGCCCCCAGGCTTAACGTAGCCGGATCTACAATCAACCCATCGTTATTAGACCATTTAAGCCTTAAATCATTTATCATAGTTCTTTGAAAGTCAATCTGGCCTTCAATACCTGTGATCTTAAAGTACACCTTTTCTAGTCTTCTTATTGCTGCGTCTCTTTCGTAGTCGTTAAGGTTTGATAGTGTTCTAAATGCTGTCTGTCGAATAGTCCCGCTATTAGTAGCCATTATATTAACCTTCCAATTTGTCCATGGGCTATGTGGTCGTATTTAATATCAACTAAGCTATATTTAAAAGGGAACCAACTTTCTAAATGGAAGTCATAATCAAGGTCACCTTCTTTCATAAGCTCCTTATTTTTTAACAATCTAATATTAGGTTTAGTCTCTTCTTTGTTATCGTCATCTCTTTGTAAATAATTAATAACAATAGTAGAATTTTCATCAAGCCAATCTTTGATATGTCCTAATGTTATAATCGCGCCAGCAATCTCAAATGCTTCTTCGAGTTCAATTATTTTACAATAGGAAATAGCTTCTTTCTCCGTATCAAATATTTCTAAAGAATTATCACCATCTATTATTTTATACGCGATTATCTTTTCATATTCAGCCATTATTCAACCTCCCTTTCAATAATTGATCAATTAACTCAATTTCAGCTATAAAAGCTTGTATATCATAACTGTGGTGGATAATCGCATATTTAAAGTCAGCGAAGTCAAGGTCTCTCTTTTCTGTGAATATGATAAGAGCTTCGTTAAAGTTTTCTTCTCTAGCGCTAATCTCGTCTTGGTGAATAGCCCCAGTGTTATCACTATATCCGGTCACGGTCTTAGGCTTTTCAAATTTAATAGCTCCCATTATTCAATCTCCTTTTTAATCGTTCAGACGACTTTCTCTCTCTAATCTCTATGCGCGGATTATCTTGTTTCCTTGCCGCTGTAGTAATATCATCGTCAGCGTTTCTAATAGCTTTAATTAATTCTTGAACTTTCTCATCTGTTATCATAATTCACCACGTTCTGTTAATACTTCGATAATATAGTTATTATTTAAAGATATAGTCGATATTATTACTAATAAATCCGCACCAAATGCTTTATCAACTTCTTCTGGCATATTTTCAATCTCTTGGGTTACAATTTCATTATTAGTCAACATAGTTTTTAATGTGAAGGTTGTTTGTGCTTCATAATATTGCTTACTCTTATTTTCAATACCTTTTAGAATTTGCCCGACTGCCGCTCTAGTTGTGATTTTCTCAATTTCTTCTCTTTTATTCATAGCGCTTCAAGCTCATGACAAAGCTGGTCATATCGCTCATCTATTAAATTCATTATACCTTTCTTTAAATCTTCACTGTTTAGGCAATAGCTCCCACCAGTTGTATTAATTTCAATCAAGTACCCTTTATCATCTCTTATACGGTCCATAACTTCGTCTAAAAGGTCTATTTCTGCAGCTAATTCATTAGCTAAATTAATTTTTACTCTATTCATTTTACAACTCCTTAAATTGTTTTTCTAGGTCTTTAATTTTAGCTTCTACCATCTGTTTAAATATATATCCATCAAATTCATAATAAGAGCCATCATAAGTAATTTCTATATTGCCGTCATTATCAAAAGTAGCACTTTCTAATAGTCTCTTAAATTCAAATAGACTATGATCTATAACAGCTGCTTGCGTAAACTTTCCTTGTTCCATAGTATCGCCTTTCCATATAATATAATATACCACCTATTGCAAAACATATTGAATAAAAAATAATTGTTGTGTTAATTGTAAGGGTATCAATAGCCACAATCATAACCATAAATATACATAAGGCCGATCGTAGAGGGTTATTTGTTCTATAGCTTTCCATTATTCTCTGTCCTTAATTAATATCCCATACCCGCCACAAGCACGATGAAGATGATCTAGCGCGTTATATAATTCTTTTATCTCTTCAGCCGTTGAAGTACCTGGACTTATAGTAATTTCTAATTCTATTGTATGTTCAAAGTTATCATTATGTGATTTTAATTCATCTTCATTTAGCGTATTCAATAAAGTTTTAACATTGTCAATATTCTTTGGTGGACAATTCTTACAACATTTAAACTCATCATCGTCTTTCAATCTCTTATTAGCTAAATCAATTAAATCTGTGGTCGTTGGCTCTGAACAAACTTCCCAACCTGAACTATTATCGAAAAAACACCATCTGATTTCTGCCATTTTAAGCCTTCCTTATCTCTATTTAAGTAGATAGTACCTAGAAACTATTAAAGTTGCTTAGGATTGATATTAGAGCCTAATTATCTCAATTCTGTAGATCTTCAAACAACATCTTGGCTAATGTTTTCCCATGATTCCAGCTAACAGTAAGAACTAAGTTTTCGCCTGTTGGGAGTTTCACATTAGTTTCTAGGGTTATCTCGTCCGGCACGTCTTTTACTTCACATAGAGTATTGAATTGCTCTATTTTCTCGTCTATAGTCATCTTTCCCATTGTCTTGTACTTTCTATTTTCATACATACCACACCACCAACTAGAAATATATGGGCAATTATTAGATAGGTATCGTTATTGTTTGCATATCCGTAGATACAATTTAGTAGTCCTATAAAAAATAGTAGAAATTCTGTAAGTCCCATTGGTATTACCATTATATTAGTCCTTTAATTAAATAAGCAGTCCAGCATGATTTATTTCTTTGTTTTCTGGTATGGGGGATAAGGAGGTCACTTTCATTCCTAGCTTCTACGGCTTCGGCTCTGGTTTTAAAATTACCTATGTGTTTTATTTTTTGGTTACAATATATCTTGACTTGCCATAGTTTTAAACTTTCTTTGTATTGTATATATTTCAGTTGTCCAATCTCCCCACCTTTAACAATTGTAATCAGCTTTCTTCTTTCTAATAGCGCTAGGGTTTGTTTACATCTAGAGTTTATAGTTATAAAACTACCTTCTTTCTCTAGATAGGCTAGTATATCTTTTTGGTGTTTTCCTAGCTCTAGACCTTCCCCGAACCTTCTTTTCTTCCTACCCATTGCATCACCATCCTTATTTTAGAGCCTGTTGTATTCTTTCATGTGAGTTCTATAGTCAGATTTAGGACATAGTTTTCTGAATAGGATATATTGAGAGTGGAAAAGCATATCCATACCACCACCAGTAATGCGGCCGTTTTTATTACATCCGGCTAAATTCTTTATTTCTTCCCGATGGACAACAACCAATCTATTGTTTTTAATATAACCGAATTTAATTATACGACCTGAACCTGATTTACTCACGCTTTCAACGGATGAATAAAAGCGGCCTTTCAATAAAGCATTTCTTAAGTCAACTAATTGATTGTAAATAAAGCCATCGCCTTTTGATAATTCTTTTAGATGTTTCATGATGTTTTCCTTAGTTGTGTTGTTCTGTTGTCTAAATATAGTATCGGTAGTTAGTAGAATTACTTTAGTTCTTTTTTATGATTTATTTATGGATTCTTAGAATAACTCTATGTTCATAGTAACTAATGTTTATTATCTTAACTAAATCACGTTCTTGTAGCGATTGAATGACTTGCAACATGTCTCTACCGAATGAGAATACTTTGCCTGTAACATGATTTCGTTTGATAAAATTTAAAATTTGTCTTTGTTTCCAGCCTAAACCCTTTTCATTTCTCATTTGTACACATCCTTTAAGTTTTGGTAAATAGTAGAGTAATTAAGAGCATATCTAGGGTTAGTGAAGCAATAGGAACCTACTTGGTAGTATATACCGATATTATCTCTCTTCTTAGCAACGTCATTAGGTAACTCAGCACCAATTTTGAAGGCTAGGTAATTCATGTAGTTAGTATATTCTTGCATAGTATTCTCCTTAGTTAAGTTTTAAATATTGTATCTACAGAGCTGCACACCTGACAACAGCCTACTTTTCACCAGAATTTTAGCTTTGCGGGACTCGAACTCGCTCACCCTGTAGATACTGTTACAGATTCGAACTGTAACTATATTATCGGCAGGCTTTTTAATTACTATAATTCTTTTTCAATAAAACTGCATATTTCATCAAGAAACTCACCATAGATACCCCACTTGAAACCCTTGTGCTCAGTCTCAAATTTGCGTGTTAGCGTTTCAGATAAATTATATAACTCTGTTCTACCGCCTTTTTTTGTCGCATCGTTCACCACGTCAGAGCATTTCGTAATCATAACATGTTCAATAGTTGTGCAAACTTCGTAATATGTTTCAAGGTAGCTATCTATTCCATTCGGGAATTGTTCGCTTGATTTCATAATACTAACCTTTCTTCATTGTGCTAAATGCTAGGACTGTAGACATGGCAGTAATTGTGTAAAGGATGATTTGTAGGGCAAGTTTGAATTCAATCATAATGTCCTCCTAAGGTGTAAGTTGTTGTGTTGCTTATCTTAGTTATCGGTAGACTCTTTATAATCTTTAATATTATTTTCAAGAAAGGTTTTTAATTGTTTCTCTGCTTCTTTTTTTATCTCTATTCCTTCTTTAATAAGTCCCTTAGTATCCTTCACTCCCCTTTCTTTCATGGCTTGCTTTGCTTGTCCCAAAGTGTAGGTAATTTCGTTAAGGTCTTTAACGTGCTTCAAAATCTGATTAATAAGCTCTTGCTTGTTCATGTTACAGCTCCCTAGATGATGTTAGTTATTATTTTAATAAATCGTGAATAATTATTAACGCTGTCATAACAACAATAATCGTCATTTCTGGGTTGTCATTAATGAATTTTTTCATTGTTAAAGCTCCTTGTTAGCGTCTCTAAAGATTTGTTGAGTTATTTCTAGATAATGGTTATCAACAGTGCTAATCTCGTGCTCTTCTAAGTTGTGTTCAGCTATAAATATCATGTGAGACACTAGAAGGCCGAATGCGTCAGCCAATTCTTTTAGTAAGTCAATGCTTGGATATCTCTTATTGTTTTCTATTTGTGATAAATAGCTTTGAGTCACTTCTAAGAGCTCAGCAAGTTCATACTGTCTCATCTTCTCTCTTTTCCTGTAGTGCTTTATTACTCCACCTAATTGCATGCTTATATCTCCTTAACTTGTCTACTCATGTCATTGATTATCTTAGTTATTGGTAGAGCTTTCAGAATCTTTAATATTATTTTCAAGAATAGTTTTTAATTCTTTTTCTATTTCTTTTCTTATTCTCTTACTTTCTGATATTAGTTTATCAGCATTTTTAATATTCTTCTCAAGAAAGCCTTTTAAATCATTCGGAACATTCTCTTTAAGCATAATTTTTAGATCCAACAATCCTAGAGCGCGATTAACTTCGCCGAGTTCATGTACGCATTTAAATACTTTACCAATGATTTCTTGCTTTTTCATGTCTATATCTCATCTACGAATCGTTTTAATTTACCGCATTTATCGCAGGTGATTATTTGAATGTGTTTTCTTTTAAACATACTACCTCCCCTCGTTTTTAAGCCTTCAAAATCTCCTATTTGAGTAAGCACTTCGAATCTTGATTTAGTTACAGTCTCAGATAATACTTTCCAGTCGTGTTTACAGGTGAACGGTATGTGCATAATGTTCTCCATTAATCTAGTTTGTTAATGAGTTGGGTCTTCTATTCCAATATCACCGAACGGAGCGTCTTTTTTGCATGCTCTGGTGTGATGTTTCCCTTAGTTATCGGTTTGTCTCTATTTTTGAATTAGGATGTTCTTTACAGGCTTTTAACAGCTCTTCAACCCATGGGACGAAGTCTTTATATACTCCCCAGCCGTTAGGCGAGTCATATTTCTTGTATTTCTCTGGGTTATCCTTCAACTCCTTTAACCCTTTATCGACAACAGGAATAATATCTTTAGCATAGATAAAATTATTTTCTTCAGGTCTCCAAAGAGCGTTATAAATGCCGACAGCGTCAGCCAAATCATTTAAATTATGGGTGATATTTGTATCAAATACCGCAGTTGTAAACGTTTCGCCATCATCCCACTTGCCGTTTCTATATAGGCTAAAGTCTAGACTCATTTTATATCTCCCTTGTTAGTCGTGTAATAAAGGTATCGGCCTACTTATTAAAAGCTTTAGTAAAAAAACAAAATACTCTGTGGGATAAATAAAGACCCCATAAAAATCCTAGTGTTTTAATTAGTTTGATTGCTAGTAATACTGTTGAAGGACTGATATCTACCATAATAAACTCCGTTGTTAAGTTGTACTATAGATATCGTCAGGTTATTTAGTATCTTTAGTCCTTTATTGTGAAATATAATTCTAATAGGTCTAGCACATTAGATGTTTCATGCATCATTGGTGGTTTTCTTAAAATATTTAATACGTTATCTATTTCATAATCCTTGTTTTTAGCGCAGTAGTTTAATATAGATTGTTGTAATTGCACATAACTAGTTAAATAACTTAGCCTAATATGTAATTCATCTTTTTTTTCTTTAGTTGTCTTCATTTTAAAGCCTTTCTGAGTGGGTTATTTGATTATTTATAGAATCTTAGTGCGATTTCTGCTTTCTTTCTTTCTTCAATAGCTTTATCTTTTGATTTATAGGCTCCAAGTTTGAATTTATAATTATTGTAAGTTATCTCAGCTATCCATTTTGATCTATGGGAATTATACCAGACTCCTGTAACGCCTGAGAGATTGTTCTTTTTAAGTTCTCTTGTTCTAGCTCTTTGTGATCGTTTCTTACTAGCTTTAATACTAGTCTTCATCTTGTTTTTAAACACCATTAGTTATAAACCCAATACTTTTAATGTAAAATAGGATAATATTGAAAAGAATATAAATGTTAACCAACCTAAAGTATCATCATCTTCATCGCCACTATTAACAAAATATCTCTCAGCTACAGAACACGCAGCAAGAGCACTTATTACTATGTAGAATATAACTACTAACATCCAACCAATTAAACTTGATAACATAAACTCTCTCCTTTTTAATTAATAATGTGACTAGTAACCCTAGTGGTAATCAGGCATAATGCAATTTAGTAAATAAATCCCCTTCTACAAGGACTATTTAAATTACTAGTTATAATAAGTAGCTAACTACTAGTATTAACAGTAGCTTATAGTCTTTTACTCTCTATATAGGAGGAGGGGATAGTTTCTCTTTATTTTTAATTTCTCTACCCTAGGGGAGGAGGTTATCTAGCCCGCATTTTGGGCGAACTTTTAATAAATAAGATAGAGTATTACTACTAATACAGGTAAATAGAAAGGATAGTATTAACTATTCTGCACTATGAACGAACTAACCATTACTAATTCCGAGTAACTATATAGCTTGGAGAGAAGGCGACAGCCAGAACCCACTTGTTTGAGAGAGACCAAAGCATTGTGTCGAAGGAGTTGTGAAGAAGCTGTAAGCAGAACACACCTATACTCTAGGCTCTAGTATAGTACTATCAATATGGGAAGAATACGAAGTAAGAACCCATTATAATAGGTAATAGATACAATTAGGATTAACCCCCGGGTGTACCTTAAAGGGGTATGGGAGTGATATAGGATAGGGGTAGGGAACTGCAGGGGATATAGTATAGCCTCTCTAAATATATACTATAATAAAAAACAATAGTACAAAATATTACAATTTTACTAGACTACTCTAAATATATAATACTCTAAAATCCAATACTAGAATTTACTATTTTTTAGTAGTAATTAACAGATATATTCCCTATACTAAAACTAGTTGTACTAGTATATAAGAAGGTGATTAACTAATTAATATTAAAGGAGAAAGATAATGGACAGTAAACTACAAGAGTTAATTGGTCTTTGTAAGGTGAGTGTAGATATATGGATAAATGACCATAGATGCTGCTACGAGACTGCAGAAAAAAGATTAAATAATGGGGCTGTTTGTTTACAATTCACCAGTAAGGAAGTAATAGATAAGATGGTGGAGTTAGATACTATTATAGATATCTGCTTCCATCCTGATACTCCAGTTGGATCTGTACAGATATACCATTATGATTTGGAACTAGGCCTACAGGAAGCATTAGATTGGTTTAAAGAGTAGAATGAACTTATAAGGAATGATTAATAATGGTAGAAAAGATAACTAGATGGGAATTAGTTAATGGTTATGGTGGTGGTTGTATGGAGGGTGATAAGAATGGCGATTATATTGATAGAGATGATTTGATAGAAGTAATTAAAGAACTACAGGGCATGCAATCATCTGATAGTGCTATTGACGCACTTGACGAATTATTAGAATTATTAGGAGAATAGATAGTGGAAGGAACAATGGTTATAGGCGATAAATATCTAGCGGCTATTAGTCCTACTGAATACGAAGGATGGTACCGTGGGCAAGTAGACTTTGATGATGGTAGTGGTGGGTTTGATTTCTTTGGGGCAGATATTGATAGTTTACGAGAAGAAGGGGAGAAGAGTTTAAAGGTATGGTTAGAAGTTAATAAGGAGAAGGAAATGGAAGAAGATAAGATATTTTGTAGAGAGTGTGAGAGACCTATCTCACAGATGTATTTTGGACATGATTTAGTCAATAATTGCGGTAATTGTGGTTCAGGTAAAGGAGTTAGTATCAGTACAATAACTGAAGAAGAATTAAAGAAACGTAAAGAGCTAGGAACTAAGTATGTGGTAAGAAGGCCTTCTGATATTACTGGATGGTGTTACTTCGACTATTCCGTAGAAAACCACATTGGTGACAATCTTCAACAAGCTGCTGTTTTTGATGATGTGGAAGACGCAATAGAAGAAAGGAATTCTATGTCAGGAGTAAGATGGGAAGTTGTCCCTTATAAAGAACCAGAAACTAAATATGTGATAAGGAGATCTTTTGAAGGGGGATGGATATACTATTGTCAGTCAGAGTCCCATGGGTGGAATCTTTCTGTTGATATTGCCCACGCTCTAGTATTTGATACACATAAAGACGCTGAGTTAGTAATGGAAGACCTTGCCAACTCTAACGGTCGTTGGGAAGTCTCCCCCTACGTACCACTACAATACGATCCTAAGGACGTAGCCCTTAACCAACCTAAAGATGAATGGAGAAGGGTATACAACACCCCTTTAATAGAAATTGTAATCTATCTTAATTCTGATTATAAACATAATGAAAGTATGTATGTTAGGGCTAATTTAAACAAGAAAGAGATAACAGCAAAGATTGATAAAGAATACGGTACTCAAGGCTGGTATAGTTACGATATAATGGAAAGGGATAGTAAATAATGGTAGCGGCAGTATTTATGTATTTTGTGTGTATGCCTATATCTACTGCGTTTCTAGTACTTATACTAGATGAAGATAAAGTTAAACGTTTTAATATCTTTTTAATAGCGATAGGGATGAATCTTTTTGTTCTCCTATCTTTTCTAAGAATATATACTAGTTAAAGGATAAAAGATAATGACTGAATTAGAACGTAGAATCGATGTTATTCAACAATTAAAGGAATTCCATCCAGGAATACTACAAGATATAAATCATAAGATAGCTCACTATACTGGCGGTATGAAGGATTTTGGTGGTCTTAGGTGGGATTATTGTATATTTAAAGCAACTGTAAGGGAATTAGAAGAAACGTTGGGTGAAGCAATTGGGGGTAATAGACAGAAAGAATTAGAAGAACAGAGAGATCGGAACAGTTTTGATCGTACACTTGCTAAATTGGGTGGTCCTAGTGATAGGGGTAATACTATGGAAAGTCGTGCTGCTGCTAAACGTAATGACCGCGCTAAAGTCAACGACTACCTTTACATAATGGGGGGTAAATATGAATATTAAGAAACGCAACCTTATTAAATCTAACCAGAGAATTGCTAAGAAAAAGAATAGAGTATACTACGGTCCTGCTGATTATGGAATTAATCTAGGGGAAGCGGCATTTAACCTTAACCAGGGTATAAACTTTGGCCCGATCGATATTGATGTATTGAATAGGGTCTCTGGTAATATTGTAATACCTTCACCTGAATCCACTAAAGATGCCCTAAAACTCTTCCTGGAACAATGGGATTCTTTTACGGGAAATAATAATGGGGGAGATAATGAGAAAACGACAAAAGAAGAGTAGAAAGAAAGGTATAGCTTGCCCTGGAGCTTATCGACGATGGCTAAAATATTGTAAAGAGACTGCTAAGATATTACCTATAGTTCCAGAACCTATTACGGCGATTTATAATAATGGTTAGAGACTATTCACGTTTAACTAGAATCCGACTAATGTTGATGGGGGAGTTTACTAGAAAGAACCATCTTAGTAAGACCAAGAGAGTATGGGTTGATAGTGGGTTTGAAGTTGAAGATATTATAACCTACATAGAAAGGAAGTATCCAGATAGAAGAATAGCTGAAATACAAATACTTACAGACCCAGATCCAGACTCTAGTGCTGGTGGGTTTGTATACTATACAATTAACCTACTTGAAATACAAGCAATTAAATATGATAAGGACGTCGAAATTAATGGAACTGATGAAGAATTACGATACGGATAATTTGAATAAGTACCTAGATAAAGAGTATAAAGGCTTATCTTGCCAATCTTGTGGTAAGACTGATAAGAATAGCAAACAATTCCTAGTAGTAGATAATGTTGATGAGATTGAATTCTTTGGTAACGTAGGAGAGAAAATACTACTATGTTTGAAATGTTGTGGGAGTCGGGAAGGTAAGAAGGTATAAGGAGTATGGGGCTTAGGGAGTTTTTGCGACCCCTTAATTGCCCCGTTATCTTACAATCCTTTTGTTTCTTCAATAAACTCTAATTCTTCCCCAGCTTTACCAGCAGCATAAGCCATCTTTACAAGTCCCATCAAAGTTTCAATAACACCTAGTATCTCTTTATCTTCAACGGGAGAATAAAGGTCAACGAATTCTTCATCATCAACAGTCACATTGAAATGTTCCCCACCATCTCCATCTTCATTAAACTCATAGAAATATTTAATTACCATTATTCTTCTATCTCCATTATATAAGTAATATATGCTTTCATAGTAATTAAATGGACTCTATTTTCCATCTCTACTTCTTCTATTCTCTCCTTAAGTCTAGTAACCTCGTCAAATAGTCTCTCGTTTTGTTCCGTAGCATTTTTCTTCTCTTTTGCAAGGTTAATCAACTGCTGATCTTTCCATTCCATTATTTATCCTTCCCTTTCTGAATCTCTCCCTTTAAATGTTTTATCTGTTTTCCAGGTGGGGTCTCTTTAAGTAAATCTTCCAAGCTATATCTTCTCTCCTTTGCCTTCGCCACATATTCCTTATTGGAGATATAACTTAAGGTATTATACCAACCAGGGATGTTAGCATCTTCAACTATATGAATCTCATACCAATTATGTCTACCATATTGTTTAGTAACTAGATCCATTAATTCTTCAATTCCCACACCATCACCTACGTCTATCGCCACACCATCTTCTAACTCAGATTTCTTGACAGAATACTTTTTCACTTACCTTCTCCTTCTATCCTTCGTAAATGGATTAATAGTATCTTATTCATATCTTCTAAATCATCAACAGCGTCATATAGATCCTTATTCTCCAACTCAAGGGCTTCTAACTTCTCAGTATCAACTCGATTGCCATGGATAGCACCTAGGAGTTTATCCCTTTCTTCTTCTAGTCCTTCTATAACTTCATTCCCCCTGTCCACCATCCTTTCCATCTCTTCTCGTTGGTGCCTTATAGTACCATTTAACCTTTCTATTTCTTCTAGTTGATAATCTTCTTTAATAGAACTTCTCTCGTTTAGTCGCTCTTTTAACCCTTCAATATCCTTTTTAAGGACTTCTATTGTAAACTCAGCTTGTTTTAAACCACTCCCATTTTTATAGTACTCCCGATCTGTTTCTACTGCTTCAATATACTCTTCCAATTCTTCAATTTTCTCCCGATTAAGTAATTCAAGGTTCCTTATACCAATTCCCATAGACTCATTTTTAGTCTTATACCTTTTAACCATTTCCTTAAAAGAGTTACGACTAGTTTCTAGTTCAGCAATCTTTTTATGGAGCTTCTGATTCTCTTTCCAACAATCTTCATATAGTTTATTTATAAACGGTCCCATTATTCTTCTTTCTCCTTTTTCTTCTTATGCCAAGTGAATTGTCCTAGATACAATATATCGAAATAATCTAATTCACCATATTGAAAAGCTATCCCAAATAACGCCCCATTAAAGCAAGGAATATCAATTCTAGCTAAATCAACCCACCATTCCCCATATTTAACTATAAACGAGAATAAAGCAAACTCATAATTATCAGTCATATCCATAATTATTCAACTCCTAAATAAGTAGTTCCTTCGACAGTTATACTCTCTCCTACTAAGATATAGTATGTCCTAGTGGTATTATAAGATCCAAAAATCCGAGCTACATATCTACATTTAGTAACAATATCATTATTATCTACACTAGCTATTAGATCGTTATATCGACTACAACCTTTCTCATAGACAATAATTTGCTCACCACTACCATAGATATCAGTCCCATCACAAACTAACTTATATTTAATTCCTACCATAGCTATACATTTCCTTTAAAATTATTACCCTTGTTTTGGGAGTATCTATCTTCAATTAAATCCCTAACTAGATCAATGCTATTAGTAGCTTGATAAGACTTTAGTAGGAATAGGTAGTAATCGTCATCATCTCCTTTGATAGACTTAGTTAGCTCGATAAAAACTTTATCTTCTTCATATAATTCTCCCATAGCTAGACTTCTATAACTTTTGATTCTAGACTACTGTGGCCGAATCTCTTCACAGCTTCATGGTAATACCAAGCCCTAATCTTGATTACCCCACATTCTCTTAATATACTATGGAATAGATTGTCAATATCTTCTTTGCAGTCTTTGGATATGATTCCTTCTCTAACCATCTGGTAAAGGAAGTCATGGACGAGGCCAGCTGCCATAGTGTTAGCCGTATCTACAGTTGGGCCGCTGCACCCATCCCAAGTATACCCAGGATTAACTTGTATACTCATAGTACTGCAACGGGTCCCAGCATATCGACAAATACCACCTAATCTTTCACCAAAAGCATTCTCTAGCGCCATACTACCCACTCCATCACATTCTCTATCTAAATTAGGATATTCGTCTAAGTGTAATTCCTTGATATAGGTTTCTTCTACCACATATTTATAAGACTTCTTTTCTCTATATTTCATTATCTATAACCCCTTCTGCCAGTTTCTCTAGTAATTTATGGTATCTAGACAATGTCATAGCTATAATATTTTCATCTTCAGCTCTACATCGTTCAATTTTAACTATATTATGGAAACGAACCTTATCAATAACTTCTTCTATAGAAGGGCTTGGACCAAACATGTTTAGCTCAATCTTTTCCATATTCATCTACCCCTTCCTTCTTCCCCATAATAGCATTCACATGGAGAACAGTTAAATCCTTACCATCATAGTCAAATTCTTCAATACCGCCGCCTATAGGATAGTATACCATATCCCCTACAGCCAAACCATTTCCTTCCATTGCCTTCTCATCACCCGCATAGATAACGCCTATGCCATATCCAAGATCTACTACACCTAGCGTTATAATCCCATTCTCCGTAGCTTCTCTTGCTACTACAAAGTTCTCTACTATAATTTTCTTATTAATTACCTTCATCTAAAGGTCTCCTTTAAATCTTGATATTCCCTAAACCACATATTTTTTTCACTATCTAATCGAATTACTTTTCTCTTATAAGCATCAACCACTACTTCCAATTCCTTACACTTTTTACAGTCTTCACTTTCTAGGTGTTTTCTAAGATCCGTGTTACTTTGGTCTGATCTCCTTAATTCTTCTTTTAATTCTTCTAATTCCTTCTTTAAATTACTTTCTCTAACCAACACACCTGCTAGTAATATAGCATAGTTTTCTTCCATAGGTTTCTTCTCTTCTACTTTAGTCAATTCACTCTCAATCCATATATCATCATTCTCATCTACATAACAATCTCCAGCATCATCTACATTATTAACAGTAAAAACTTTATTACAATATATAATATCTTCTGCATACATAGGATCTGTTACCATGACCTTGTCACCGACTTTGAATTTTGTACCCATTAATTATCTCCTTTGATTAGTAGTTAGGAGAATATAAGATAGGGAAAGGAGAATTGCAAGGGGAAAAATATCCCCCTACAATCTAAAGGTAGGGATTAGGGAAGGGAACTTATGAGAGAGAAGAAGACTTCATCCGTTAAGTAGCCTAGAAGATACAATATTACTAGGGCAGCAATAAGTACAGTTATAGTTGGATTATCCTTCAGTTTCGGTAGGATAGACTTAAAGATCACCTTCCCTTCGCTAATGCTTCGATACTTGCCCATAACAACTCCTATTAATTAGTTCCTTTTTCTATCTAGAAAATCTATATCAAGATAATGGATGGGTTTGCCTATTTGAGATATAGTATAGACTCTATCATCGTCTAGTTCGATCTCATCTTCGGGCAATTCAAATACCTTCTCGCCATCAATAAGAAAATATCCTTTTTTAACTATAATATAGTCAGTAGCGTTATCGCTAAGGTACATGTAGATTAGATGTTCTTCTTCGTCTAGAGTAAACTCAATTAACTCTTCTTCACTACTATTAACACTCATCCATATATATTCTTCTTCTAGTAGATCCATATATTATTTAGCCTGTATAATATCATAATCTATACGTTTATCCTTACGATAGAACCTTAACCAATAAGCTCCTAATGGTTTAGGTCCACGCGCCTTCTCATGATGGAATCCAGCTCTTTTGGCTGTAAACTCATCTTTATAAGTAGATGTAATGATATGGTCTTGTCTGCATAGTTTCATTTTCCCATTAGGTAATAACTTTACTCTCCCATGGGTCATATGCCAAGTGTCGTGGATATCCCCACTCCATACAATATCTGCATCAGGATAATACCCAGCTCTATAAGGTACTGAACTAGTTCCCTTAGTAGCCTTACCACCAACTCCAGGGGTATGGGAATAAAACATATTAATACTGTTACGTTTATAAAATATAAACCTTACAGCACCAAAAAATTGCCCATTTATCATATTCCCGCCAGTATAATTGATGATATCAACTACCCTTTGAGTTATATCTGTTTCTTTACGCTTTAGTATCCCACTCTCATGGTTTCCTTGCGCTAGCATAACCCAATTCTCTTTATATGGCTCATACCTAGCAGCAGTAGTAGTACATAAAAGATCTAAGTAATTCCCACCTTTATGTTCAGGTTTTAAATCATATAAATTAGCTCTTGGATCACCTTTACCCTGCATCCCACAAACCATATCACCAACATCAAATATAAGCGCATCTCGCTCTTTAGCTTGCTTTAGGTGGGCCATCTCCAGATCATTATTATTACAAGGGTTATCCCAATGGGCATCCCCACGTAACAACACCCATTGCTCCCAATTATTACCTGTAGGCGTGATCCTCACATCTATACAATCTTCACTTAACTGCCAACTAGGTCTAATTACCATAATACTTACTCCGTATCTTCTTCGTTACTGCTAAAGTCGGGCTCGTCAACTTGATTATTAGGGTCTTCTACTTCTTCTGTTTCTACATTATCTTTAAAGTCGTTCCAGGCTGTAATAATATTGTCTACAAAATCATCCCAGACTTTCAAAATTACACACCTACTTTCTTAGTCCCGTGGTTAGGGTGGAAATTATGTTTAATATTGGCTTGCTTCCTAGCATTAATAGCATCTTCTTTATTGGTAAAGCGTCCTAAGTGCATTGTTTTATAATTTACCATTATTGAAGCTTCCCATTTTTTACTTTTCTTATTCCAACATACACCAGCAAAACCACTTGTATTATTTTTATTTATTAATTGGTTTCTCCCATTCACAGCATGATCTACGTCTCTTAGATTATCAATCCTATTATCATATTTTGATTGATTTATATGATCGATATCTCCATTTGGCCAATGCCCTTTAACATAAAGCCATGCCAATCTATGTGCTCTCCTAGGATACCCATCTATATTTATCACATTATACCCATACTTATCTACTGTTCCAGCCTGATCTCCAATACGAGCTCTCTGAGATCTAGTTTCTTTCCAAAGAAAAATCCCAGTGGTAGAATCATAGTCAAGTATACTTTTTAAATATTTTTGTGTTAAATCTTTTCTAGTTTTACTCAAAATGGAAGGCTATCTCCCCCACTATCATCATCAGATTCACCATCATCAACTTCTTCTACAACTTCTGGACTATTAGCTTGCTTATCATCCTTACGAACCCATTCAACGTGGATATCTACAGCTTTATAGTTATGTCTTGCGTACTTTTCCCCGTTGCCAAGGTATCCTGTAACATTGCAAGTAACTAAGAGCTTTGAGCCTTTACCAACTCCCAATTTACCCATTCTCTCTACTTCTTTTTCACTAATATATATATCATAAAACAAACTAACTGGATCACCTTTACCCCCACTATAAGGGCTATTTACTAAAGCTACCTTGCCGCCATAATCATTAACTTCAATATCCTTCCATAGCTTGCCAAGGATAGTTATTTTAGTAGACCCTTCTGGGAACCTTTTATAATCACTCATCATTTTCTCCATTTACATAGTCTTTTTTAGCATCTTTTGTGTATTTAATTCTATGGTTTAAATCATCCTTAAGAGTTTCTATTTGATTAGCTACATCACAACTGTCATCATCTAGTTTATCTCTCATAAAAATAAGTGAAGCAAAAGTATCTCTAGGGGTATAGTGCGCATAACCATGGAACTTGCTCCGCTCTATGGCACATTCAAATTCTAATGTTATTTTTTCTGCAATTCTATCTTTATAAATTTCCAATATATTCCTTAGTTGCGCTTCAACCGTATCAGAGTCTTGATATTCTTTTATTTTAGCTATCTCAGTATCAGAATCTCTCATTATCTTCCTTTCTATTAAGTAGAGCCCATAAAGTCTTTCCTTGAACAGAATCTTTTATATTGTGATTTCTTAGTTTTTGTTCATAATAGGCAATTTCAAACATCATCTCATAGTGGAAATAAAGCAAGCCAATGGACGATATTAATGATAATGATAATACTAGTACCATCTATTTTCTCCATATACTGATTAAAGTTGATTCTTCTTTGCTTCTATCTTTTACTGACTTGCTGAATATATATTTAACATGTTTCTTGTCGTCATCGTAAATAACACCACAATATCTCAAGGCGTCTATTAAAGCTTTGTAACTACTACCATCACAATCAGTACTAGCGACACGGGTTTCATGTATCTTAATAATAAATGGACCCTTATCTCCTTTTTTCTCTTTCTCTTTTTGCGGTATAAAGAAGTCTTTAGGGATGGGTGGCAGTGACTTGCGATCGCCTACCCTTTTCGCCCTTATACGTCTTCTATATGCTTCAAATGGAAATCCTAACTCTTCAGCGTTCTCTTTATTAAGAATAACTCCATTGCCTTCTCTAAGAGTAAGTCCATAATGTATAGCCATAAAAACACCACCCAATACCAGGCTAGAATACTTACAAAACCTTGGATTTAATTGTTTTAGTCTGTTCATGGTTATCATAACAAATGGTACTTCTATTGAATAATGGAGCTTATTATAACTATCAAGGAGACCCCCGATCTCCTTATCATAACTCTTCCAATCCAACTTAAGCTACTTCCATTCTAAGTTGATGATCTCCAGACACCATATCTCTTTTGCCTAACAACTCACCAGTAATAGGATCGGTATACTCAATTATATTATCTTCAAAATTCTTAAATTCAATAACATCTACATCTTCAAATCTAAAACCTAACTTAATCTTAGTATAAAGATCTTTCTTTGCTTCTTTCATATCTTTAATCGGAGCTTTAATCTGGGATGCTTCATCCTCAAGTTCCATAATCTCAAATTCAGTAACACCAATATTAGCCTTAAATACCATAATCTCATCGCTGGTATAATCGACTTTAATATTTCTCTTTACTACTTCTTTCCTACTCATAGATCTTCCTTTAGTAAAAGTTAATTGTTATATTGACTACTTTTGACTTGCCTTTTGGCAGATAAGGTTCCCAAGGTAAGTCTGGGTCATCAGGCAGGAAAGATATCAATCTAATCCCACCCCCACCACTAATCCCACTAGTATCGTTAACCGCCGCACTAGCAGTAAATTTGTACAACCCTTCTTTAATAGGATTACTCTTGATAGTATCTTGAGTCTTAACTCCTATCCTATCCTTACCCAATATATTAATAATTATATTAATAACAACACTATTATTTTCTTTTTTTGCTAGATAAGATCTATATCTCCCGTCAACCATATCGTCCCAAGAGAAACCGCCTACTTTAGATAGGAGGAATTTATATCTTAAAGAGTCTATAACACCTTGGCCTATTGGCGTATTATCCTTGTAGTTAGTTGGTGGGGTTATTAATAGTCTTAAAGTATCTCCATGGGCAACGTGGAGTGTATCTTGGCACCATCCAGAACCTATACTAGCCCATATAAATATAGCTGCAATTATTGATTTTACCATAGTATTAACCTAGAAACTTTGTAAAGGGATTCTTTTCCAATTATTGGCACTAACACAAATATAAAAATAGTTCGTATCCCACTTCATCTCACCTTGATTCCCATTAGCAGCAGATGATAAAGGAGTAGATGGCAATCTAAGTCTAATATTAATGCCCTTAATATCTAAATTGGCAGTTATTGAAGAGTCTGATGAGAGGCCAATCCCGATCTGATTACCGTTAATGGCGAACTTACTTGCGCTAACAAATAAAGGCATTAACATAAACCCACTATTTCTATCAACAGAATTAATCCACCCACCTTTCCAATCGTATGTAAGTTCTAATCCTTTACCGCTAGTAATTCCAGGCCCCCCACCAGAGAACCTACCCGCCCCACCAGATACTTGTAACGCACTACCGTCTGCACTAGCACTACCTATTTTAAATACTGAAGGAGTATAATTCATCTCAACATTTGCACTAGTCTTAAAAATAACTACCTTAGTTGTATCTTGCCCAAAAACCACCCCAGTTGATAAAACTAATAAAGTTAATATATTTCTTACCATTGTCTGTGTATCCACCATTTACGTTGTTTCTTTATTGTGATAACCCCAATTTTTGGAGCTTTCGTTACTTTAATAATAATTGGTTCTTTGTCTATTATAATACTAAATAATTGTGTAGTTACAACCCCGCAATCATTAGTATATATAGCTGTATAGTTACTACTCTTCTGAATATTATCTAAGGTTATTTCCCTAGAAGTTCTTTCATAGTTATCCGGCCCTTCCCATTCCCAGTTATTGTCAATAGGTTGGGGACCAAAACTAACCCCACCGCCTTTCTTCATATGGGCTATACTAGCTTGTTCCCAGCTACCATTATTAACTTTCATATAAGGTACTATTAATGTAGTATCGCAACCCCCATTATCTACGCTATCAATAATCCCAGTAGTTACTTCCATAGAATACCCACTTTCATTACCACTAGTATCGTAGGCTGTAATTGCGAAGAAGTAAGGGTAGGTACTATTAGCGACAGTATATTCGTATGATGTGGTATCTCCAATATCAACAACAAGAGAATAATCTCTACTCTTAGTACCGATATGGACTTTATACCCATCAAGATCCGATTCCGTGTTACTATCCCAACTTAAAGTCACCACCATAACAGGATTCATGAACCCATAGATTGCCCCACCTACCAAAACTGTTAATGAAACTATAATTAAATATCTAATTAATCTTTTGACCATTATATCAATACCTTTTTATGTGGTAATCGCCTTGCAAGACTATTTCTGTATTTCCTTTTTTATCTAAACAAATAAGGACAACCCTTTTCTTGCCATCTTCATCCTTGAATTCTTTTATCGCTTTAACTATTAATTCTTCATTAGTATCATCTCCTTTTTTAGCAATATGGCAATTTTCTAGATTTTTAAATTCTCCTAGTTTTACTTTCTCCTTATAGATGCTTTGATCATATTTAATACTTCCTCTATAGTCATCGTCTCTCATAGAGCCAACCTTTCTGTCGTACAATTAACACAAAGGGAGATATTCTCTTCTTTAAAGAAATAGTATTTAAATCCCATATCACACCCACAACTATGGGGGATCTTATCTTCAATGTACGCTAATGCCTTATCTTTATACTCCTTATATTTACTAGACATAAGATCTATATTTTGGAAATATTTAGCAGGATCTCTATCAATAATATTCTCTTTATCTCTAATATAGTAGTCAACCTTTCGAGCTTTATTAATATTAGTCATATAGTTAATCTTACCAAAGAATACTTCACTATCTGCTTTACTGAAAGAAGACTGTTTATGGGCCTTAATCTCCTTCTGGGCGTGGTAGAAGCTATTCATTTCACTAGCTGTCATAGGCGTCCTATTCTTCGCCCCACGTTGATGGTGGCAACTATAGAACGTATCCCATATTTCACTATCTGGTACATCAGTATTCCCCCATTCAGCAACCATAGACGGATTTCTAGCAACTTGATAAGTCTTTACAACTAGATCTATAACGTCATTAATACCTTTAGGCTTCATTTTCATCTCCGAACCAATCAATAGGGTTAGTGCCTGTTTTGTTCTCTTCTACTATGCATTTGAGTTTTAAATGGTCTATTGATTCTATTTCTTTCTCAATAAGATCTACTAATTCATCATGGGTTACGTTATCATGGAATTCTCTGTACTGATCTAAATGCCATAAATCAATAGGTTTATCGCTTGCTACATGTAGAAAAGCATCGTATTTACTTAGTAATATCGCAAGCTCACCCAGAAACATAATTCTTTCATACTCTTCAGTCTTCTTAAAAGCAATATCACAACAACATACATCTAATTGTATGCCAGTAGTAGGCCCAATTAACATGCCGTCCCAATCTGGACAGAAATGGTATCCTAAAGCTATCTCTCTTCCCGTAAGAGGACTACTATGGACTTCTTCTTCTAATTCTCTGCGTCTTTCTCTATCCATATCAAGTTATACCTTTAAATTTAAAGTTAGTTTATCAGGCTATAGGTTTATAGTAATTGTTGAATTTTTAATTTATTGAATGACTTATGTAGTTCTTTTAATCTTTCAACTGTTTTAGTAGACCATCCAAACCTATCTGATAGTTCTCTTAGGCAATCATCATCCCAACCACAAGTAATTCCCCAAAGCCAAGCATTGTTTTTATTAAGACTCCAATCTATAGACGCAAGTGCTAGGGTGTGTTCAATAGATTCTAGAGGACATGTTGTTTCCTTGACCATATTAATTAATCTCTCCCATCATTGAGAATTTACTATATTGTTGATAATCTGGGTGGGTGCTATCTTCTATAACTTCCATCATTACTTTCCCATCAGTATAAGTACCATAGACTTCATCAGGATTGCCCATAAACTTCTCTAAGCCACGATCTAAGAATTCAGCAGCATTCCATTTGTATTTAAAATAAGATGACTTAGACTTCAATACAACACTATAATTGAATATACTACTCTTTATCTCTTCTGTAGAGTAATATTCTAACGCATCCTTAAGGCAAGTCTTTAGTTTCTTATTACCGTTCTTAGGGGGTCTTCTATGGGTTATTAGTTTTCTAGAGTTCCAGTAGGTTAATAAGTCTTGTTCAGCCATAAAGTACTCCTAGTTTGAAATTGTATTGTTGGATAGGGGAAGATAATAAGGTGGGAATAGAGATGCAAGGTAAATATTAAAGGGTGGTAAGTTTTTATTTTTGAGCATAGAATGCCCTTTCCCGTAATATACTAATATTACAGGTTAAATCAGACTCTATGCTTTCTTTATCTTAATACTTACACATAAACTCTGAAGTCTAGCCAACTTAAGAACCCCATCCCGTAAGGGCTTCAAATCTTTTATCAAGCTTCTAGGACAAAGAAGTTTTTTAGTCTCTTATTACGGTGCCAAGTTGTGGGCATTAACACAGAGCCTGGGCTTCTTCTTCGTCCTTATATCCTAATTGACCTTGTAGAATCTAAATAATTACAGGCGCAGTTTTTATAAGAACGATTCTAAAGTTCTATTTCGGTGTAAACTGTGCTTCTATAAACCGAATAGATAGGCAAGGTACTAATAATATATATATAAGTCAAGTAAAAAGATTTATTTGAGTTATTTTCTCTTGACTTTGTTTAGAAGTATCCTTATAATCCTTCCCATTAAGTCTATTGGTAACAATTTTGGAGATTATTATGAGATGGGAAAAAAAGTATGGGCCCCATAAAATATATCTTGATCTAATTCAATTAGTTAATAGTAAAGGATGGGACGTAATAAACGACTGTCTATATGATGAGATAAGTGGGTGTAGTGTTAGGGTTCTTAAAAAAGGTGTTATTAATGTGATGATTAAAGGAAAATCAGTTATTAGAATCACTCAAGAGAATAATAGAAAATATCTGAAGCTGGTTAAAATTATTAATATTAAAATAGCTAGTGTTATTAGGCAATCAAAAAAATTAAATAACCCCTTGCTATTATAAAATATTTTTGGTATTATTAATTGTCGACTAAGGGTATACGGCCTAGCTACAATGATCAGGTAGTAAGATATCTGTACCCTTAACTACTTACTGGCTCTAATTAGCTATTTAACTAAAAACTTAATTAACATGTGCATGTTGTTAGGAAATCGAGTATAGTTTTGAAGAGTCGGTAGGTATATTTTAAAAGGAGATGATGGAAATGAAGAAAGTTAATAAAGAAGAATTTGATAATTTTATAACTAATTATGAGAATCCATTAACTACTAGTGTTATTAGAATTTGCAGCCCACCAATACAGATTTTTAGTGATGACTCCTTAGAGACTAAGTTTAAAATAGGAAGTTGGGAGTATTCTCGCGATAAAGAAGTCGCCATGATTAGCATGGATTGGTTGGGACCAAATGGGGAGATGGATTATGATGGTGAGAAATATTGGGAATATAGCCTTAAAGGAGATAAAGGAGATAATGATGGAAAAGAGTAACCACCTTTGGGGATTTAGACATAACGAAACAGGTTTGTTTAAACCAACATACTATACTAAAAGCGGACATCATACTGCTTGTTTTAGAACTAAGTTAAATGCTGAGAAGAGACTGGCTGTTGAAAAGAAATTTGATCCCGATATGAAATATTACGAAGTAGCTATAATGGTGGAGACTGAATAATGGATAATCATATAGATCCTAAAGGCTTTCAGGGACCAACTGGTTTCTGGACTAAAGAAGTCGTTGAGCAATACAATGAATCAGACCCTAATGGTAAAGACAGAAAAGAACCTGGAGCTAAGTTAGATAAAGGTAAAGTTAGAGCTGGATTGATGTTTACCGGCTTTAGAAGAGCTTTAATGGAAGTGGCTAAAGTATCTACCTATGGAGCTGAGAAATACTCTCCTAATGGATGGGAAGAAGTAGAAGATGGATTCGAAAGGTATTACGATGCTATGATGAGACATTTGCTAGCTGTAGATGAAGGGGACAGAGAAAGCGAGATACTCCATCTATCTCATGCAGCTTGGAATATGTTGGCTATGCTAGAACTCCATATAAGAGAGAATGAAGATCTGGAATTATTTTGTAATAAATATATGGTAGTTAAAGAGAAAGATGAATAAAGTTCCTAGTAATAATGGTGAAGAATATGATATTATTACCAAATGGAGAAGAATCATATGTTGGGGGCGAGGAGAAGTTAAGCGTATTAAGCAGCGAATGAATAGAAGAGATAGAAGGAAAAATAAACAGAAATTAAAAAGAAGATAATCCCCGTTCAAGAGAATGCCCGGGGAACTGTAGAAGATATATATACCTAATTAAGTTGATGTCGCGTTAACTTAAGGAAGGGGAAAGGCCTGGGAATTCACCGATTTCTGGGCTTTTTTTGTTATTTTAAAGATTTTACTTGACTTTTGTATTTTATTTTCGTAATAGAGATATAGGCAATAAGAATCAAGGGGAATATTAATTTTGTCAAAAATAAAACCTAGAGAATGTTTTTATAGGATTCAAAATAAAAGAGGCAAGTTAGTAGAGCGTTTTGGGGACGTATATTGTTTGAAAGATCCTGGTACCCCACCAACTTCCTATAGTCCAATAGCGCTGGAAAAATATCTTGGAAAATCAATTCTGTTGAAGGTCGGCGATTTAATTGAGACTACAGATGGGTGGGTTGTACCAGTTGTCGCAGTATCTCATGATAGATTTAGATGTTTAAATGATTCAGGCATTTCCCTTACTTACAAAAAAAGAGATATAAGTTTCGGAATAAAGCAAGTAAGGTTTTACGACGATTCAGCCTACCACCTAATCTACCATGATACTATCCTTTCTAAGAAACAATCAATATTTGTGTGGTACCTTGTCCATACAGGAGATTTCCTACAAGCCGTCAAGAAAGCTAACCTAACCCATTCCCATGCGTTGTTCTTATTTACTCAGCCAAAAGTAGTAAAGATGGTTAAAGCGTGTATGGGGTCAATGCTGGATATAGTAGATATGAGTAAAGAAACGTTTTTATCAAAGTGGGATAAGTTCACAAATTCAATACAGCTAGGACTTGATAACGCTATTGAAGAAGGTAAAGGGGATGATATTGCTAAAATTGGTAAAGTTATGAATGATGCTTTAACTAGTTATAGCGATAAGTTTGTAGATAGTATTGATACTGAAGTCCAAACATCTACTGAGATTGGGGAACCAGAAGGTGCTAGAGTCACATCATTCCAACCAGTTAAAATACCACCAACTAGAGAAATAGAATTAGATGGAAAAGAAGAAGATAACTCAGTCGAAAACGCGCTTGAAGCGAAATACAATAAAGGTAGAGTCAAAACCAAAGAAGAAGAAAATAGTGGTGGAGACGATATTAAAAGAGAAGCCGCCTAGAGATCCCTATAGATTCATGACATTAACTAAAGGGGTGTTCTCTTTCGAAACAAATAGTGTGTTTAACGATATTGGGGATGAGGATATAAAAGAGAAATGGAAGTACTATATGGTAAATGGGTACAAGATCCATAGTATTTCCACGCTAAGGCAAGGCGGTATTTTTATTTGCTTTATTAAGGAAGATTGAATTGGATTTAGAAAAGAGACAAGAGCTTTACAATAGATTTAAGCCTATAATAGACAGTAAAGGCAATATCGTAGCCCAAGAGTCTAGTAATAAGTTCCTAGACTTTATCTGCTACTTCTACGGGGATAAAGACAACCTTGGCCAGTACATCATCACTAAGTCACCTGCCCCGTTCCATGGGGATATCGTCAAGGATATGTTTCAATCTATCAAGCTCTATTGGATTACTTGCCCATCAAACTTTGGCAAATCAACTATCATCACAAAACTATATACTATCTATAGTATTATATACTTCCATGAGCCCTATACATTAATAGCTTCTGGTATGGGGGATATCGCAGAAGGTATGTTGGATGATATTAGAATCCTATTCACAGAGAACGAAAAGATCCTAGCAGTCTATGGAGACCCACAAACAACTATAGGCTCTATTAAAAGCAATAAGAAGCTAAAAGATTCTGCTAAATTCTTAGAGTTTGGTCCTAACTTCGGTCGTGCTATAGTAAGATGTATATCCTGGAGAAGCAATGGGGTTAGGGGTTCAGTAAGAAGGGGGCAAAGGGTTACTCTATTCATTGGAGACGATCCTGAATCTATTGAAGACTGTAGAACTAAAGATCGCCATAAACATAACTTATCTTGGCTTAACCGTGATGTTATTCCTAGACTAGATTTTGAGCGTGGTAGAGCTAGGATTATTGGCAACCTTCTATCTTCTGGCTGTATGTTGGCTAAGATCATGCTATCCCAGATGTGGAAAGGGTCCCATTATTCTTGTCTAGAAGTAAATAGTGATGGGGTTGAAAAGTCTCTATTCCCGTCTAAATTCCCAACTAAAGTACTTCAAAAACTTAGATCTGACTTAATAGCTGATGGTAGACGCGAAGAGTGGGATTGTGAGTGGATGAATATTATCTCTGAAGCTAAAGATAAGAACATCAAGGGGTATGATATTCACAAGGGGGTCTATGAGCGCCACGCTGGAACTAACGTATTAATATTTGAAGATTATCCTAACCCAGTACCAGTTAACATCTATGTGTCTATTGACCCTGCATTTGGACGAGATGAGAGTCTCCACGATCCACGAGCTATTGTTACCTTCGCTAAAGGCAGGGTATTAAAACGCAATGGGTTGACAGGTGATAGCTATTACCATAATATGGTTTGGATTCTAGAAGAAGAAAAGAATTGGGACGACCCAGCAGCGGTTATTGATAGATTATTTGAACTCCATAGAAAATACTATCTAACAGGGTTTGTTATAGAAGCAATATCTGGTCAGCAAATACTTCAAACCATTTATGAGATGAAGGCTTCTTCAGATTTCTTTATAGCTCAAAACCCATTAAATGAGATATTTCCTAAGTATCAACCGCCAAACAAGAAGATGAGAATATGGAACTCTCTTCAATCTTTATGTAGACTAGGTTCTATTTCTATTGGAGCTGGTTGCAAACTTATTAGGGAAGAGATGGATACTTTCCAACATATAGAAAATCCTAACCTTCTAGATGCGGTTGAATTCGGTATAAGATTCACAGAGACAAATACTAAAGATCCAAATACAACTAAAGAAAACTACCATAGAGAGCAAGCAGGATACTCTCAATATGCCCATAAGAGACCTAAGAGAAAAAGTGATTTTAGGCAATGGGGACCATCAACGATTAATAGTTTAAGGGTTTGATAAATGGCTGCACCTAATAAAGTTGCCTTACAAATGTGGGATCGATATCAAGATCTTAGAGATATCACAATATCGTATAGGCAAGAACGAGACAAGATGCGGAAGATGGCCGCAGGATTCCAAACCCATCGTCAAAAGAAAGATGAGATTGATAGTCGTGGTGAAGTAGATATCCATATTAATAAGATTAGACAAGTCTTACGCATGAGAGTTGCTTTACAAGTTGCTAACAAGCCAGTTGGTAAGATACTAGGATTCCATGAGGAAGATGAAGGGATGGCTAGTTTAATAAACGAATTCCTTGATTACCATTGGTATAATAGTGATGGGCAAATTCAACTATCTCGTGCAGTAAATGATCAACATGAAGTTGGTATTGGCTGGATGGGGATATTTGCTGATAATATTGCTGACTATGGACGTGGTGAATTGAAGTATAAGTTTATACCTTATAATGAGATCTATATGGACCCAGCAGCTTCTAACTGGGACTATTCGGATACTTCAATGATTATCCACAGCAAGCTGGTTAAGCCTGAAGATTTTTATGCAGCTAATCCTAATATAAGGAGAAATGAACAGTTTCTTGTTCTTAATGATGAGATTTATTGGGATGCTACTAATGATCAAGGAAATATTGCTGAGTATGGTACTCCACAAACAACTTCTATAACTGGTGAGAGACGGGACTTTATACGTGTCCTTGATAGTTACGAGAAGATAATTAGAAAGATACCTGTTATTATTCAACCTGCTACTGGGCAAGTTACAAGAGTATTGGATGAAGGGGAAGAACCTAGTGAGAGTGAGAAGGTATTTCTTAAAAAAGGTGCAATTTCTCAGGAAGATATACTCCAATTTGCTAAGACAGAAGAAGAAGCTCAAGCTCTATTACAAGTAGATCCTGAATTCTTTAGACTTGAAACAAAGGAAGTTCCTATTCCAAGGATTAAGTTTACTAAGACCCTTTCAGGAGTAAAGCAAATAGGTAAAAGTACTATCCTTCCTATTTCCGATTACCCCTTAAAGCCGATTATTGGACAAGATCTTAAGAATGGGTATCCTATTGGGGAAGTAGATAACTTAGTAGCCCCACAAGAGCTCCTAAACACGTCTTTACGTTTGAGTTTTCTTAATGCTGCATTAGGTTCTAACACAAGATTTTTTGCAGACACAGAGAGGATGACTGACGAGACGCTAGAAGAGTTGTCCAATAATATGGCTGCGCCTGGACAAGTCATAGATATGAAGAGAGATGTTAATGGAAATTGGCCTATAGAAGTAGTGAGACCTGAACCGTTGACTCAAGCTTGGTTTACTATGCAGCAGTATTTAGAAGGGCAGATAATGTCTGAAGTCCAGCAACTTCAACTACGTACAGGTGATGCTAGTGCAGCCCCCCACACCTTTAATGCTACGATGGCGCTAGGGCAATGGGCAACAGATCTTCTTAGAGTCCCATTAACTTATATGGAAAGTGCGTTAACTAGTCTTAATAACGTTCTCCTTGAATGGATTCCTAAATTCTATGATAGCGAGAAGATGTTCCATATAGTTGGTCCCCATGGAGATCCTTCTGTAAGGTTTTTTAATCCTGTAGAATTCACAGATACTTTGAATGCGTTTAATACTTTGAATACAACGACTAGTATTAAGGCTTCGTATCGTATTAGAGCAGGTTCTACTATGCCAAGTCAAGATGTTGCTGAACTTGATTTAATGATGCAACTAGCGCAGTTAAACCCAGCTCTTGTTGGTGAAGCTATTAAAAAAATACCAGGATTAAGTGATAGTGATAAACGAAGGATTGTTGAAGTTATAGATGTTAACGTCCAACTCCAACAGCAAATCCAGCAACAAGAAGAAGAAAATAGTGCGTTGCGTCAACAATTGCAACATGTCACTCAATCAGCTCAATCTCTTCAAGTTAAACAAGAAGTTGATAAAGCATCAAACAAGTTCAAAGATATTATAAGGGACGAAGAAATAGATGCCGCAAAACGAAAAGCAAAATCAGACTCAGACTCTCAGTCAAAGGAGTGACATAGAAGTGATACTGAAATGGATTCGTGACGCTTTAACATTATTAGCTGTCTCCGCATTATTGGGATGGATGGCTATTTCTATTGTAGGATTAACAAAACAAATGGCAATAGTAGAAACAAAGTTAGATATTTTAATAGATAATAATAAAAATAAATAATTACCGCAAGGTCAAGATCTTGCATAAATAGTCAAAGAATTAGAAAGGTAGGGTTACGATCCTATGGGAGATGCAAAGAACGAGCAAAGCAACACACAAGCCTTTGGGCAAGAACGTGTTGCAGCAGGTGGAAGTCAGGGTACATTTGCAAACGCTATGGCACAAGGTGAGCAAGCATTAGGTAGCGAACAACAAACAGCTCCGCAACCTAATCAACAAGAAGGGGTCACGATCCCACAACAACAAGAACAAGCGCCACAACCCCTACCACAGCAGAGCTATCAAGTTTTGCCTAATAATTACGATGGTGGTACTCCAGAATTCGAACAAGGCACTATGCAGGTTGACCAGCAGAATTTCAATCAAACTCAGGCTGTAGATCAACCGCAACAACCTATAGTAGAGCAAGGTGTACAACCCCAGGAAGAGCAAAGAACTTGGCAGGGTAGTTATGACAAGGAAGTTAATAACCATAAAGAAACCCAAGCTAAATTGCAATTTATGGAACAGCAAAACACTCAGATGGCAACAATGTATCAACAGGCTATGGTTCAACAACCACAACCACAAGCTCAAGTTCAACAACAAATTGTAGAACAAAAAGCGCCAGACTTTAATGATTACACAAAAAACATTGATTATGATGCTGAAGAGAGTAGAACCCCTGGTACTAGTTCCTTTAATGCTTACAATGATTGGACTACGGCAACTAATAACTTTAATACTAGAAAAGTTATCCAAGAAGAAAATAAAAAGAATGAAGCAGCTAGAACTCAGAATGATCTCTACGGTAAGATGGATAAGTTCGCAACGGACAATCCCCATCTAGGTCTGAAGGACGCATTTGGCAGAACTAACTATAATAAAATCCAAACAGACATGGGGTCTTATTTAACAGCTAACAATGCTAGTACAATTATGCATCAAATGTACCAGCAAACGCAACCAAGTAATATTCCCCAACCACAGGTTCAACAACCACAGGCTATGAATAATGGTAATGTTGGTGGAGCTAACAACTTAGCTTCTAAAGCAGATCAACCCCAATCGGTAGCAACTACGACCGGTGCGGCAACTGGTACTAGACCCCAAACTCAATTAGATAATCTACGTGGGTACTACGGCAACCAGTTCGGCTCAGGTCATAATATAGCATTCCCTTCTGGGGGGAACCATATAGCCTACAATAAATAGGTTTTAAAAAATGCCACATAATCCATCCACGACCCCAGGTGCCCAGAGGTATACGACTCAAGGCCCATTGGGGATTGCAGGACAGCTTACAGAAAGTCGTAAGTTTGACCAATCTGACCTCATCATCCTTGAAGCGCGTTCTTTAGCCCCATTAGATGTTATCCTTACTGCTAACCAGCGTAAGATCCGAGTTACAGATCCAGAACCAAAATTAAATACGCTACAAGAAAGTCCAATTCGCTTTCCAATTACAGTTGTTTCATCTACTACAAATTTCGATGAAGATACTTTTGGTTTGGCAGATGGGCTAGCAACATTCCTTCAAGCTAACGATAGTCTCCAGTCTCAAGATATTTGGGCAAACAACGCTGGTACGACTTTCTCTACTACTAAATTTGCACAACCTGCCCTTGAAACGATGTTAATTGTTTCTGTAGAGCTAGGTGCGCTAGGTGGTAGTAATGCTAAAATAGTTGTACGTCGGGGTAACGGTAAAAATACTGCTGCTTCTGGTGTTGAACCATTAACAACTTCAATGGTTCTTAACAAAGTTGGTAACACTATTCCAGATAATGGTGTGAGTCCAGAGCCGATCTCGTTTGAAAAAGGTCAGGTTTCTAACTTCTGCCAGTTCCGTTCAATGACTTGGGCTGAATCTACTCAGGAGCGTTTCCTTGATTCTTATGCTAAGTTGTCTATGGGCGATAAGGCTAACATGAAACGTGAGCAGTTCTTTCGTGAGAGAGAATATTCTTCTATTATGGGCCGCCAGTCTAAGTTCATCGTCGAAGGTAATAAAGTCCAGTACTTTGAAGGTGGTATTGTAGAACGTATTTCTACTGCTGCTACTTCCCATGATGGTGAGACTCGCTTGTTTGATAATGCTGGAGCTTTCTCGTTCCCTAAACTTCGTGAGAATACAGAAGTGTTGTATCGTGTTGGTAACCAACGTCGAGTTAAAGATTGGTTCTGTGGGGGTAAATTCTTCACTAAACTAAACGATGATTTAGAGACTAACTTGGTTATTAACGATGCAGCAAGTGAAAGGTATGGTTGGAACGTATTTGAGTTGGAACTAGGCCACGGTCTTGCTCTACTCCATCGCCATCCAATCTTTACAGATATGTCAACAACTGGTCAAGGGGACTTTGCTCTTGACGTATTAATGGTTGATCTTGATTATATCTGGCAGCTAGAATATATCCCACCACAATTAAAAGTTGGTGTTCAGAACAATAACGTCCACGGTAGAACAGATGAGTTGTTTGCTTCTAAATCTACCCACATCGTCAATGATGACGCCCATGGATACCTCTTTGGAATCACAGCTTAATTAAGGATTAAATAATGGCTAATCAATTTGTAGAAAATGCTGGGGCGATGACGGGAACGGCGAATAATGGTTTAAAATCATTTCGCACTACCAAGGCTTTCGTTACAACAGCAGCAACGTTAACTATTACTTTGCCAGCAAATGTTGATATCGTACAATACGTTAACTTCCAGGCACTAGGAGCTGATATTGGGCTCCATTCAGACAAGTCAATTACTTCTGGAACAATTACAGTAACTCGTACTACGACTGCTGTATCTGGGATGGCGATTGACGCAGAAATCATCTTTCGTGATTTTAGTGTAACATCATAAAGCTATTGGGGGTTACGGCCCCCTTTTTTAATAAAGGACATAAAAATGCCACATAAGTCTCTTAATAAGGGCAATCAAGGAAAAGGCGTTAAATTTCCTAAGGATTCAAGTGTTGTTAAAGGCTCAACTAAAAAGAAAAAAACAAAACGAACTTCAGCTAGAGTAAGGAGATCATAATATGTCAGCAAAAATCATGAAGCCAGGTATGGGGGATATGAGCAAAACCCCTGGTATAATTAGAAGCTCTGGTGCTCAAATCAAGAAGCCTATGGGAACAATGTATAAAACTGGCACTGGTTCATTTAATTCAGGTACTGCTAGAACTAGTCCAGGTATGATGAAAAAGAAATAATAAAAAGGAAGAAAAGTAATGGCAGATAGTAGACAAGCAGGCAAAGGGGCTATTGTCCGGTTTGCTAAAATAGTAGGTTGGGATAAGAAAACACCAATTACAACATCAGGCACCACACAGAACCATACAATAACTTCAGATAATGTTGCTGAATTGTCTATTTCTGCTGATGGGAGTTTCTTCTTTGGATTTAGTACTTCTAATTCTACGGTAATAGATACTGATGATCAGAAATATCCTGGTGGTTTATCTAGTATAAGAGTCCCACATAAATTATTCATTAAATCTGGCAAAGACCGAAATACAGTCTTTTTCCATGTGATACAAGACGCAGGTCCAATTAAAGTAAGAATAGTGGAGGCATAAATGGGTTTATATAATTCAATAGGAGCTAATACTTTCCTTCCGAATGGGGTTGAAGTTCAAGGTCCAGCTACTAGTCAGATTAGATTCTCGGACGGGACTAATACTATAACTATAGACCTGGATGATAGTACTAATGGGACTATGAGTATTACTAATAACCAGAATAAACATTTTGATTTTACTGAAGCTGTTAGGTTCCGTGGAACGTCTGCCACCCCTTCGAGTGGTGGTGGGGCTAGTATTGGATATGATGGAACACAAGGTTTCATTGATGTCGTCGATAGAACGTCTGGCTTCCTTGCTCAAAAACTATTTGTTAATAATGCTCAAGAGACTAGAGTATTGTTTGAAGAGATCTTATCAGCGTCTTTAGGACTTATTATGACTGATGAAGAAGGAACCCCCCATAGGTGGAGAATGACAATTGATGGTAGTGGTGCTGGTGCTTTTGCTTTTGAAGATCTAGGAGCTGCTTAATGGCTATAACGAATTTCAGTAAAGCTAAGAGAAAACTCTGTGTTAATGATGAGTGTCAATGGATTTCTACAACATTAAAACATAACTGTCCTACGTGTGGGAGTTTATTGCGTGATGCTAAGAACCAATCAGGATTCAAGGTTATGGTTAAAGGGCAAATAAGGGACTCCTATGGGGAAATTACCTATACTGCCCCTGGGTGGGAAAATAAGAAGGTTGGGATATATGCTAACGATCCTTGGCCTTGGGAAGGGAAAGGTAAGTAATAGATGGGGTTAACAGCGGCTCAAATGGCAGGTAATCTAGGTAATTTGATGAATGATCCTGGTTCCCTTGTTTGGACAGATGCCTTTAAATTTCAAGCTTTAAATACAGCTCAAAGGGAAGTTATCTCTTTTTTAATGGCCAATGGTACGGAACTCCAACATTATATTGACCTTCTATCTGAGATACAGGAGATTGAAGATATTGTAGTAACATCTCAAGGCTTTGTATTAAGCGGGTTGACGAAAAGGACGTTTCTAAGAAATGGTTTTATAAACTCATCTATTATAGACAATGATGGTCTTATAAAATGGCCTAAGAGAGTAAAAACAGGCAATTTAGGATTTACAGCCAATAGATTTACCCGAGGAACTGCTGAAGATCCTATATGTAGTATTTTTGCAAATAAATATATATTAGCGGTTGAACCAGGCTCATATCCTAAAACAGTTAGTTTCTATTATGTTGGAGAGGCTAAAGATATATCTGCAATTCAGAATTGCGAACTTAACCCTATTCTCCATGATATTGTCGTTAAGCTTGCTGAAGTCGATCTTCTTAGACTTCGCCCAGACCAAACAGACCTTGTGAGGATAGGTATAGTTGAAAGGAAGATTCAACAACAATTAATAGCATTAACACAAGGTGCTAAAGTAGAGAATCAAACCCACCAGACGTCTTCCGAATTCCCTAGAAAACAAGATGAATTAATTTCAAATCAACAAGGTTAAATTATGGCTATAAACGTAGGTGAATTTTTAGATGAACTTCAAGTAGCGATAGGAAGGCCAGGGACGGATAGAGACAATGTCCATAGAACTCTCTTAAGAAAATATCTTAATCAAAAAATTACGCAATACCGTAGAATTATTGGCTCATCAGAACAAACTATTACTTTCCAAACAACAGATACAAGTGGTGATGGTAACCCAGATGTTGAATATGACCTTCCAGATAAAACGTTAAGAGTTGATAGGGTCATTATTGACGGTAAACAAGCTAGCAAAACAACTATAGATACTGTGATTAAATTACAGGAAAGCACTACATCAACATGAGTATAGAAAATTTACTAAACAGCAATGGGACTGTAATGACTAAGGAACAAATAGGGGGAATTGTTTCTGGGACTACGATACCCAATAAAGTATTTTTTGACAGCCGCACAGGACTAGGTGTAGTTGATATAGCCGAAAGGATGCAGAGTGAGGCGAGGAATATTCTGGATACTGGTGCTGACCCTACTGGTGTTGCTGACTCTAAACCGGCTTTCGATAGTATAATTAGTAATATCCCAAATGGTCATAATATAATTATACCGCCTGGTACTTACAAGATATCAAGTAATTTGACAATCCCCAGCAATATTAATTTGTGGTTCTCTGGTGGGGCAAAACTCGCCATAGACAATACAATCGTTGTTACTATAAATGGGAAACTGTATGCCCCTATACAGCCAATATTTCAATCCCCCCATTCAACTGCTGTCGTTTTCGGCAACGATTCTACTTGTGATATCCACCCAGAATGGTATGATTTGTATGTAAATGAAAATACTGATTTCTCAGTTGCAATTTCAAGAGCTATTTTAGCGTGTGGTGCTAACCAAAGGGTTCTTTTAACAAGAGTCTATGGGTTGGGAACAAACGGATGGACAGGTCTTTCTATTGTAGGTAGGGATGATGTAACGATACAAGGAGTTGGTAATGGTGGGTTTAAAGGACTTTTTGTTCCTACTCAACAGATAACATCTTTTTCTGGAGAAAATCCATTAATAAGAACAGATGATTGCAATAGACTAAAATTCATAGACATTTCTTGGGATACAAATCAACTAGATGTTTGGCCTTTATCTACAAGAAGAAGCAATGATACTGTTATAGATGGGATGGTCCATACAAATGCAATCTTTGGTTCATCTACGCCACGTTCATTTTTTGATTCTGGTAGTGATAATATAAATATCAGAAATTCTAAATTCGTAGGCAATACTTCTCTATCTAGAACTGCTACAGTTACTTCTACTGGGAGTAGAACGTTATTAAATGATACTGCTGCTGACTTTGTAGCACTAGGAGTTACTAGGGGGATGGTTGTTAAGAATATAACAGACTTCTCTTATGGGGTTGTGGACGTCGTAGCGACAACATCATTAACATTACAAGGTGTAGGGCTTATAAATGGACTGTCAAATGGGTTTAATATTGGCAACACATATAACGTAATAGGCCCAGGTGGTGGGGCAGGTTTATTCCTTGGTTCAACAGCACCAGGAGTAGCTTCTAAAAATGTTAGGGTTACAAACAATAAACTTGAGAACTGTAGAACTCCAATTGGTGGTGCATATATTGGTGGGGTTATATCTAACAATGAGATATTTAATTGCACCGAAGCTGGCATTGTGGCGTCTGCGTCTCGTGCTGATGGTGGGGATAATGTTGAAGGTGAACAAGTAACTGTTACAGGAAATAAAATAGAAGTAACTCAAGGCCATGGGATTCAAGCTGACGTTGTTTCTGGTAAGCAATTTAACCTTGCCATCACAGGAAACCATATTAAATGGCCACAAGCAAGTGGTATTAACATAGTCGATCTCCACCACGGCGCTGTTACTGGGAATGTTATTGTAAATGCAAACGCAGATGGGGTTGGTAACGATTCTGGTATTATTATATCAGGAGCTAGTGAAGTTGCTGTGACAGGAAACACCATAGTAGATACTAGGGCAACACCTTTATTAGTCCTTGGAATTAATGTTATTGGCCTTTCGGCTGCTGTTCCACCAAATGCCCATTTAACAGAGAATGTCACTATAGTTGGTAATACGGTTAAAAACGTTAGTGGTGATGGTATTAGATGTTTTTCTGCTAACTTAACTGGTATTAAAAATATTACTATAGGTTGCAACACTATTGATGGTGCTAGTATTGGTATAGCTATTCTAGACAACGGGACTCCTGCTAATCTTGAAGAGATAGGCATCTATGGGAATATGATTACAAATACTGTTAATGGGGATGTTAGGCTTCAAGGTCAAAAGATTTATTATGGCAATAATAATTGGAAAACTTCTGCATTCCAAAATCTTACTCGAGTAATTACAGATGGGGATACAACTCCTGATCTTACAGGTGAGAGTGACTTTGAACTTGATCAAACATCACCTACGACAATATCTGCTTTTGATGGTGGGGAGCTAGGAAGGGAAAAAAGATTAACCTTTATAGATGCTTTGACAACAATAACCCACGGTGGTGCTTTAAGACTTGCAGGTAGTGTTAGCCTAGTGACTCCTGCTGCTAACTCTCAACTAGTTGTTGTAAAGAAAAGTGATAGTTCGGGTGTTTATTGGCAAGAAGTAAGTAGGACTATAGCATAATATGGGAAACATAAAGAACTTTCAACCAATGAAAGAGATCGGGCTAGGTACTTTTACTCGCGGCCATGAAGTTGAGAATGGGTTCTTCTATATTGTCGATGGGGGGACGTCTACTATAAGCAAGATTGACTCTTCTGGCACATTGGCTACAATAGGTCATGCCGAGATTGGCATAATCGATCCCTACTCTATAACTATAGTTAAAGACGTATTATTCGTTACGGACAGTATGACGAAGCTAATCTATGCTTTAAGAAAAAGAGATCTTCGTTTTATAAACTCATTTGACTTTTCTTTTTTAAGGCCAAAAGGAATAACAAATGATGGTGAATTCCTATATGTCGCTGATTCATCTGCAAATCAGATAGTAAAAATAAGATTGTCTGATCTAACTATAGTAGCTACTGGTGGTAGTCTTGGTACTGGTGACGGGCAAATGGCCCAACCTGATCAAATAATCTGGGATAATTTAAACGATAGTCTATATATCGCAGACCTTGGCAATGATAGAGTCCTTAAGTATGATAGTGGATTAAACCAAATAGGATTAGTACCACAAACTGCTTCTATTGATGGTGTTTTTAATAATCCTCGTGGAGTTGCTGTCAATGACCATTATCTATATATCCTAGAAGGTGGTAGAATACAAGTATTTGATACGGCTACTTTAACTAGAGTTGTCGCAATAGGATCTCAATCTCCTGATGATATTAATAGAATACGATCTGGGTTCCATATAATTGCTAAAAACAACAAACTATATATTGGTGATGAGGATAGTGATTCTATTAAGATATGGTTTAATTTTAAGCCAGAAAGAGATTTTACTTTCCTTCAAGATAGAGTTGTAGACCCAGCCCATTTGCAGTTAGATCGTAAACAATTGGGAGAAGATTTAAGAATAGATGGGACGAACCCTTCCAATAAGATCTTTTTCAAGATAGAAGAAAGACAAAAGAATGGTAATTTTATATGGAGTAAAAAATGAGTCACGAACCTACGCTGTATTATATAAGAGACAAGGGGAAAGTTAAGTCTATAGGTGTTACTGGTAGCCAAGGTGAGACGCTATCTCTAAACACAACTATCGATGTTGTTATAAACGATTTACCGGAACCAGTAACTAACGACAATGAACTTATAGAAATTCCTGATGAGTTTGAAGATGTTTTAATGTCTGGTGTGATTTTTTGGTATTTCCATATGAATCCATCAACTAGATTCCCTAGAGATGTAATAGCAACCCATAAAAGATTGTGGGACGAGGGGCTAAGGGAAGCAAGGGGGAAGGCCATCCATAGACGTAGATTCCCTACCATTGTCAAGCCTTTCAATATACAAACATTAAGCAACGGGAGTACACAAGGTGGCAGAATTATTAATAGATAACTTCCAGTTCCTAGACAAAAAGACGGCGGCAACTGATCTGCCTATAAATGCTGCCCAAAAGTCAGTAAATTTAACTCCTGTGAGACAACCTGGCAAGATGGTTAAGATTGGGAATTATCTTAATGACTTAACACCCTTGATTGGACAGTCTACTTTAGGCTCAGATATAACAGCAATAAAATCATTTAAAGAAGTACCATTAACAAGACCTGAAGCTAGAGACGTTTTTATATTCCATGGGGCTGATGGCGTCCAAGAGGACCATCTCTATGTTGGACCAAATTACAATAGGGATACAGCTACTTTTGATAATGGTTTGAGTAAAATAACAGATAAAGTTGGGAAATTTACAACCGTCGATGCGGGAACCAATGCAAGTCAAATAGTTATTTTAGCTGCCAATCCAAATTTTGGCTTATATTCAGATACTAATGATACTTATAATAGATGGTATGTAACTTATAACCTTGGGCCTGGTGGCAGTGTTGGCTCTGTAGTCTTAGATTACACAGTTGTTGTTGGAGTAAGTAAAACATTTACATTCATAACAGGTGGATTATCCCCATCGTCTGGTACTGGGAACTTTATGCTAGGCAGGTATCCAGCCCATGGGAATAGAGATATAGGTCCAACGTTAGCTGGCCTTACTGTTAGCGAATCTATGATTAGGTTCATTAACAGAGAGAATTTGTCTATTGGTGGAACGGGAACTGGTAGTCAATTCCCAGGACAAATAGCAGTCTGGTATGGGTGGATTGATAGAGAGTTTGGGTCTACTCTAGCGGCTGGTACTGGACCAACGTTTGACGACTTCTGGTTTGATACGCAGCAAATGTTAATGCCTTTTGTAGACAATGCCCCACCTTCCCCATTTAGGTCCGCAATTAATGTTACCCTTGCCCCCCCAAGCGGAACTGCGACAGCAAATGTAGCCAATGGAGATTGGCAGGTATTTATTGCATATCAATACGATGGGTTCCAAGTCGGCCCACTTTCCGAACCATTTAATATAAATAAGAGTGGGGCTATTAATGCCTTGGTAATACAAATGCAACTTGGTTTTGAAAGTAACTTCGAAACAGTTTCTGCTGAATATCTAATAGCTTTTGACACTAACCCGACCCCACTTACTCCCACTAAAATACCAAATGAATACAATCCTTATATCATATCACGTAGGATAACAGGGGTTTATCTCTTCGCGAAGGCACCAGGTAGCAATGCTATAGTGTTTATTGATACTTTAAATACAACAACAACAACTCCAGATAGGAATCCATCTAGTGTTAGTGGGTTTGAAAAAAAAGACGGTGACTTTACCCATTTAGCTAATGGTACTCTAGGCAGAATAGTTGAGATGGTTGACGATCCTATATCTACAGTTACTTATTCAGAGTTTGTAGGAGCTACAGGTGTAAGACCAAATTTTAAATATGGGCTAAGTGTTGACGATAGATTTGTCGCTGCAAATATTATAAATGAAGACGGAGAACCAACAGCAAACCATCTTATAGCGTCTACAGTAACTGCGGAAGGAGCCCCATCTCATGATAATTTAGCCTTGGTCAATGAGTTAAATCTAGGCATATATGGGTCTAAGGAAATAACTGGCGTTGCTCTAGTATCTGATAGTGGGCAAACAACATCGCCTAAGCGTCGTATTATGGTGTTTACGGATGATGACTTATATACAATGCAATTAGTAACAACCGGATCTGCTGTCAGTTATTCAACTGATAGATTTGGAACTCAAGAAGGCTGTATAGCTCCTGAAGCAATTACACAAGCTGAAGGTAAATTGTTTTATATCTCACGTACTGGGTTTAGAGCTATCGTTGTTGGGCAATCCGTACCTATTGGAGAAGGATTGAGAGATGATTTTAATAACCTTACAGCACCAGAATTAGGTGTTGCTGGGTATTTAAAAAGAGAGAGGATGGTAATCTTCCACTTCCCTGCTGATGGTAAAACTTATTTTGTAGACCTTACTAATAATAAATTTAATATGTTTGAGATGGACTTTGAAGACCAAATGTTGGTCCTTGTCCCTACTCGCATAGGAGAATTACTAGGTACTAATAGTGTTGAAATATTTACTCTTATGAAAGGGGATAAACAGGCTGGCGATATTGCACTTGCCCCTATATTGAGAACTAAAACAATTACTTCCTTAGATGTTAGACCTGGGGCTATCAGCAAGGAGCTAGTACTACGCGAGTTTGTTATCCGCTACAGATGTGATACTAATATGTCTGTGAGTTTTTTCTTAAATGGGGTGTTGTTAACAAGTTGGGTTGGTGGAACTCTTGTTCTGCCAGAAGCTCCCGTAGAAACAGAAAAAAGATTTTATTTCCCTATAGGAGCTAGGGGGGAAACATTAGAAATAGAGTTCTTCCTAAATGAGTTTAATGGTTTTGACAATACAATATTTGAAGTCAACTCTATCAAATTAGATTTAGAATTAGAAAACAAAAGGAGATAACATGGCTTTACCATTAGCATTAATATTACAAGGAGTAGGAGCTATATCTAGTGCTGCGGGTGCAGTTGGTGCATTTCGTGGAGCTGGTAAAGGAGGTCCAGATTTCGGACAACTTCGACAAGAATTACTTCAAGGCATTGGTGGGCAAGAGCAAAGGGCTTTTGGTCAAGCAGCGTCAGGAGCTCAAGCTAGATTCGCTTCTGCCGGATTATCTCAATCAGGATCTATCCAATCTGTTATTCAGGATGCTCAAGCTCGTATCGCAGGCCAATTCCAAGGAAGGAGAAATCAAGCTATGGCAAGGTTAAGACAACAGCAAATTCAGAGTCAACAGTTTCAGCAACAGCAAAAACAAGCTGCTTTATCTGGATTAGCAGGTGCAGGCGGGGCTTTATTTGGACTAGGGCAACAATTTGGACAAAATCAGCAACAGCAACAGTTCGGGCAACAGAACATGCAATCAGTTAACCAACAATTAGCTCCTTTCCTTCAATTTGACCAAGATAGTGAACTTGATCAAGACCAATTCCAATTTGGGAATCAAGGGAATCAATTTGAACAACAACAATTCTTTGGGAGTTTCGCATAATGGGAATTCCTAATCCGTTTGGTCCACTTAGTCAAGCACTAGGGGGATTGTCAAGACAGCAAGAATCTATAAGATTGCGACGAGATAGACAACAAAAGCAACAAGAATCTCAATTACGATCTCAAACACTAGCTAGTTTTTTACAAGATACAGATTTATCTAATCAACCTGTAAGTGAGACAATAACAGACATTATAGCTATTACTGGTAACGCTTCTTTAGCACCACAATTGTTTAGACAACTTAATCTAGAAAATGTTAGCGGGGCTAAGATTGAACAGCAAAGACAAGCCCAGATACAAGCACAACAACAAACTGAAGCACAACAACGGTTAGGTGGGTTTATATCTCAACAAGCGCCACAAGGGTTTACTCCTGGAGAGCGTGGGGCAATAACAGGATTAGCTACTCAATTAGGATTAAAACTACCAACATTAACTACAACTGAGACCCCGCAACAACTAGCACAAGAAACAACTGCAAGGGAGATTGCTAAACAAAATGTAAGGTTGAAAGAGACTGATGAGATTCCAACCACGTTCTCAAATATATTTACTCCTGAAAGTATTAATTCTTTTAGAGATACAAATAAAAGACAAGCTAAGAGAGATTTTACGCAACTAGATTTCCTTCCTGGGTTTCTAAATGCTAGGTCAAGGGGAGAAGGCAGTAAGTCCTTTATCTCTATACCTAAAGGGGAAAGAGAAAGTCTGTTCAAAAAAGCTAAGGCACAGATTAAAGCCCACTCAGACTTTAAGGAACTTTCAAAAAGGACGGGATTCTTAAGTCTATTTACAGGGGATTTTTCTGTTGAGGATTTTGTAGATAAAATAGAAGGAACTGAAGAAAGATTAGAAGGTATCAGCCCCGAGTTTATGGAGTTACTAGATTTTGCTTTCCTTGTTAAAAATCGTGGTGATTTAATTCAAAAACTAGTTCAACGCAATCAAATACCGCAATCAATACTTAGTGCTTTAACCCCATCTGGAGAAGCATCTGGATTTGAAGGTCAACCAGAAGTACTAACTGAAGAAACAAAGTTAACGGCATTAGAACGTGCTAGACTATTAGCTAAAAGATCTAGGAAATAATAGTGGCAAATGGCGATAAATTAACAGATGAACAAGTAGCTGATAGACAAGAGCTAAAGCAATTGAGGGATAGTGGGCAATTAGCTGATCTTGACGCTGGTGAATTAGCAGAGATTGATTCATTAATAGCTACATTACCAACTCCAAAATTAGAACCTTTGTCTGAACAAAAGGTAGCAGATATTAAGGAATTGCAGCAACTTAGAGAGAGCGGACAATTAACTGATTTATCTGCAGATGAGTTGACTGAAATTGATTCCCTTATATCTACATTGCCAGCTCAAGAAGTAACTCCAGAACCGGGATCTGCTGAAGAATTAAGAGCACAACCTTTAACCCCACCTGGATTAATGGAAGGGTTAAGGAAGGCATCTGAAGACTTTAGTAAGTTATCTATTGGACAGATAATGGAAGGTGTTGGTAGAGCTACTGGTGTTGTAGGTGGTATTGAAGGCGCTATAGCATTAGGTGAAGCTCCTATTCAAGCTGCATTAGGCGCTACTGAAGCTATTGTAGAAGGTGGGAATCCATTAACTGCTGCATTAGAAGCTGGTGGTAAAGCGTTTCAGCCTGGAGTATTCGGTACTACCTTTGATGTAGAAACTCCAAAAATTAAAGCAGCATCTACTACTCTAGAGAAAATAGGTGTTCCCGCTGGTCCAGCTATAGAAGCGTTTGGTACCGAGATATCAGTTAGAGATGTTGTTGGTTTCAGCCTAGAAGTTGTTGGTGGTGCTACAATTGGAGTTAAACTTGAAAAGAGTCTAGGCAAACTAGCTAAGAAATCGGTTAGCGAATTAACTCCTGATGAAGTAACTACTGTTAGAAGAGTTATTAATACAAATACTATTGACGTTCCTGACGCTGTTATTACAAATAATGCAGATCAATTATCTAGTTCTGTTAACCAAGGTGTTAAGAAAGTTACTAGAGAAACATATATAGACAAGAAAACTAATGAAAGAATCCTTCTTAAAGAAGGCGATGATCTAGCTAAGGCTGTTGAAGAAGAAAGAATTAGGGTCTTTAACAATACCATGAAAGCAGATCCACCTAATCCGAAAGAATTTGTTTCTCGTGTTCAAGTAGTTGACAATAAGGGGAACGTAAGAAGGTCATTTTCTAAAGACCAGAAACGCATGTTTGCAATAGCTAAAAGCAAAAAAGTTGATGGTGATGCTCTAGAACTTGCCTTTAAAGAAGGTCAAGGCGTTGATGATTTTAGATTTACAGGTGAAGATGCTATAACCCAGGAACAAATCCTAACTATGGAGAAGCGTCTAAAGAAGATCACAAAAGGCATGACTCCAGAAGAGAAAGCTGTTATCCTTCGAACGGGCAATGAAGTTGATGTAAGTTTTAAAGGCATAGGTGAGAGCTTAAGAGAGGTTTCTAGTTCAGTAAAAGAAGCTTGGACTCGTATGAGATTTAATGCGTTTGGAACGATGGATGGGATGGCACGGACCTTTGGTGAATCTGGAGTAGAGTTTGCTGAAAGAGTTCTTAATATGAGAAAATTTACAGATAGCAACCTTTCTAAAGACTTAACTGAGATTAGGAATTTAGACAGCTCTCTTAAAGCTGGTGGCAAGGATTGGAGAAATGTTGTTGAATCTCTAGAGAATCCTGAAGCTATTGGCAAGTTAACTGCTAAACAACTCCAATTACGTGAAGGCTTAGAGAAGTTAACAACTAAATACGCTAACTTCAAAGAACAGATAGGCTTACAAACTGTGAACTCTTCTGGTAATAAAATAGGTATTACTCGTCTTGACAACTATTTTCCCCATAGCTTTACTTCTGACTTTATGGGAACTACTAAGAAAAGAAAAAAGATTATTAAAAGTATTATGCAGAAAGAAGGGGTAGATGAAGCTGGCGCTGTTGCTAAATTAAATGAGATGATGGAATGGAGCAAGAACCGTAAAGACCCCCATCTAGAGCGTGAAAGATTGTTTAATGTTGACGGCTGGCTAGGAGATCCAAAGTCTTTTGTTGATACTCGTCGTGGTAATAAGAGATATAAAAATGATGTACTTCTTGGAATCGAGCAATACTTGGAAGGTGCTAATCGTAGATTCGGAGAACACATATATTTGGAAGATGGCGGTAAGGCAGTATTTGGTCCTGAATTTAGAACCGGTGATGAGTTAATAAAATCTATACCTGACGGGCCTTCTCAACAAATGTTGGGCGAGATGAAGAGTCGTATTATGGGGCTTGAGAACGATGCATCTCTAGCAGTCGTTGCAAGTACAATGAAAAATATTCAAGTTCTAGAAAAATTAGGTTTTTCTTCTATAGCAAACTCTATGCAATCATTAATAACAACAGTGCCGAAAGCCGCTGCATTAGGATATGTTAGGGGAACAAAGATTATAGCTGGTGCAATAAAAGAGATGGTGGTTAATAACGGGAATGATGCTGCAAGAAGATCTGGTGTAGCTATCCAGCAATCAATACGAGACATCAGTGGGTTGTCTGGAAAAGGAATATCGTCTAAGTCTGCCAATGCCTTATTACAACTTAATGGATTCTCTAAGATTGAACAAGCGAACAGGCTATTCGCTGCTAATGTTGGGAAACAATATTTTGACCATGCAGTAGATATCGTTGCCCATCCGGATAGAGTTTGGGCTAAAGCTACAGGCAAATTAAAGCAAGCAGAGATAGACCTGAAGAACTTGGGTCTAACTAAGGAGAAGATCGCTAAGATTAAGGCTGGTGACGTCTCAGTGGTAATTGAGAGTGATGTAGAGAATGCTATGTGGAGATTTTCTAGAATGACCCAATTCTCAGCTAGACCAGAAGATCTACCTTACTGGGCATCCCATCCAATGGGGTCCCTATTATTTCAATTCAAATCGTTTGCTATTAACCAAGCTAAATTTATGGGAGAACATGTTCTCAAGCCAGCAAAAAGGGGAAACCTTGCACCTTTAATGACTTTCTTAGCAACTTCACAAATAGCTGGAGAAGGTATTATTGGGGCAAAGAATCTTTTAAAAGGTAAAGATCAGCGAGAAGACAATGGTATGGAGCGGATATTGAATAATTGGTCTGCTGCTGCATCGTTAGGAATCTTCAGTGATGTATGGAAAGCTGCTAGCTATGGGAAAACTATAGACTTACTTGCTGGGCCTACTCTTGGAACTGCGGTAGATGAAGTTGAGAACAGCATTAAATTAATTGACAGGATGTTAGATGAAAGTCAGGATGTTAGTGTTGGTGATGAAGTTGAGAAGTTTCTACGCAGACGAACTAGAAATATTCCTGGAGCTGAAGCCTTAACTAGACCAGCGCCTGAATTCTAAATAGAAAGGGTAGCAATCGCGTACACCAGTTTAAACGCAACTACTACCCTTGTTTGACTTAGATTAATTAGCCCCTTACAACTAGTTAATCTAGTAAATATTAGCCCTTAAAACTAGTTATTTTCTATAGGCAATTCTCCTTTTTGTTGATAATTATATGCGATCATAGGGGCGGTACTTTTGGATCATTTGTATCTTGATGGGTACCGAATAATAATTCTAGTAATTCTAACATAGTTCTTCTCCTTAATTAATTGTAGTATCGTTATTCCCATTATCTACGGTTTCTTTCATAGAATCGTACATCTTTTGGAGATCATGATAGTTCTCAACCATAGTTAATAACGCTGTGAGTGCGTTAAGCCCACCTATAGCAGATTCCCTACTTTCTTCCCCGCCTTCAGCTAATATTTCTTCTAGTCCAGCGATCCCACCTTCCACTATCAGTTTTACATTTCCTAAGACTCTACCTGTAATTGCTTTCTCTCTTATCTGATCTATAATTGTATCTAAAGCTTCGTCTATTTTACTCTTGTCTGCCATCTTCTTCTCCTTCTGGTTTTGCCATATCAATTTCTAACTTTATTACTAGCTTATTAATTTCTTCTTCTACTTTTTCTAACACAGCTAAAGCACCACTTGTCAACATTTTCCCTTCTGAGCCGTCTTTATCTATTGAAAGCTCTACAGCAATCCTTGTTACATTCAACAGATTCATCAATTCTTCTTTACTAATCAGCTCCATCTTCTGTCTCCCAAGTTAAGATTTCTTTTCTTAATGTTCTTAATGCTGCTATTTGACCTATACATTCATCTTTATGTTCCTTGATATTAGAATTATCATGATCTCCACTGGCTATCGACTCCATTATTTCAATCTCATGGACTACTCTATCAATCGTTCTCTTGTCCATTATACTAGTTCTCCTATTTTCTTTTTATGCTTGGAAAAGTTCTCGACTGCTCCCTTAGTTACCCCATAGAGATTATCTATAGAATCAACACCAAAAGTTCCCTTCAATAGATCTACCCAATCAGATTCATCTAAGTCTAATTCTAAAAATGATTTATATAAATACTCCTTGGTGGATTGTAGATTAATTCTATCGTTGAATTCATCAGTTTTTTTATCATTTCTATAGGAACTTAACAAGTATACTTCTTGTTTTGTAAACTTCTCCCAACATTGACCCTTCTTTTTCCCATCAGGATAAGGTGCAACTATTAACCTTGCATCTTCCCAACTACCTACAGGTATAGGCGGGGGTTTAGGTTTAGGCTTTTCTGGTACCTTCTCATCTACAATATTAATTGGCTTAGGATAAAACCCCTTCATCTTTCTTAGTATATCATCCTTATTACTAAACTTAAATGATTTCCCTGCTGGCGCAATAGGAACCCATACTGCTGGTAATTGATATAAGTATCTACCAATACCAAACTTAACACCAGCACGCTTAAATGAGTCTGAAAACCCGCCTTTAGTCGCTTCAAAGTCTGTATCATCAGCACCATCGGTTTTATTTATCCAATCACCATCAAAATTTGCACGAATTGTACATTTTACTCCTTTTCCCCGCCATAACTCATAATCGTCTTCCCATCCACCGACTCCAAATACTTCATCTAGTCTATCCATAACAGCTCTAGATGTAATATAGGCCAACGCCATACCTTTTGTTTTGTCCCTATTAGTAGATCCTACTCTAAATTCAACATCTTCAATAGGGAATGGTGCTAATAGCAATGTTCTGTAATCTTTTCCCATCATTCTATCCTTTATTTAATTGAGATTCATTAATTTTAATTACTAACTCTCTTATAAAACTATCTTTATTTACAATCTCATCAATTTTACTTTGTGCGTCAGTTATTTTTTCATCAATTGCCTTTAAAGCATACTCTTCGGAAATTCTAACCATGGCATCTTTTACATATTCTCGATAAATATAATCACGATGATATCCCACGTCTATCCTTGTCGTATGGTTTATTATAGAGTAAAACATTTCCGCTAGCTTTTCAGCATCTCTATCTGTTTGATTTTCAATATTCTTTTTATTCGTTTTTAAGGTATCTTTTATTGCATTAGTATGTCTTTCTATTTCTTGTTCTGCATATTCTTTATGATCCTTTAATTTTTCTTTTAAGTTTATATAGTCTTCTTCGTCTTTTAATAACCAATTTCTAATCCATTTTCTCATATTATTCTTTCTCCTTTAAATTAATATGTTCTTTAATTTTATCTAA